AGGGTTATTTTGGCATCAACATACACCGAGGCGCCCGGCGGGGCAACACAAGACTGGTTCAGACGTATAGCGCGGGATGTCAAGTGTTCCAAAACGCCAGAGATTTCAATCGGTTTATGTCAATATGTCAGAAAAGTGCAGATAAGTTTTCCAACAAGTTTACCTATACCCTGATCGAAGAAAAGGACCTATGATATGGTAAAAATCAACACAAACTTATTCAATGTCAACAAAATCCTTCACGATCAGATTCTGGAGGAGTACATGGAGGCAAAAGATGCAATGAATGGAGTCCCCACCGCGGAAAAACTCAAAAACCTTATAAATGCTACAGCAAAGTTGTCGATCATCAGAAAAGAATTGGAATATGAGTTTCCAGAAGCGTAAAACTAATTATTATTATGACATTTCGTGAGTTTTCAAGAAAAAAGTGGAAAAATTACCTCGCAGAGAAAATTGATCCCGAATCTATAAGATTAAGCGCCTTTGAAATAAAGGATTCTCTCAATTTAGATCTTTGGGAGGATGAAGATTTCATAAAATCTGATATTAGGCGCAATTTAGAGATAATAGCGCGTGATTTTATTGATAATCTTGGGATCGAAGTTGCAATAGACGACATAATCATCACCGGAAGTGCTGCAAACTATAATTGGTCTCGCTTTTCAGATGTAGACGTGCATATAATGGTAGATTTTGATGAAATTGACGAAAATCATGAGTTGGTAAGGGAAATGTTCCGGCGCGCACAGGCACAGTGGAATAGGACACACGATATCAAGATAAACGACCAAGAAATTGAAATATATGTCCAAGATATCGATGAACCTCACCATTCTACGGGAATTTATTCAATTCTAGGGGATAAATGGATAAAAAGACCGAAAAAGCAGACTTTTACGATAAATAGGGAAGAAATACGTGCTAAAAGCGCACATCTAATGGATGATATAGATGAGATCGAAAGGTTGATGGATGATAGCGAGTTTGAGCAAGCATTTGAAGATGCAGAGCGCTTGGGCGAGAAAATCCGCAATTTTCGTAAGGGAGGACTCGAAAAAGGAGGTGAATACTCATCTGAGAACCTCTCTTTTAAGATTTTACGTCGAAATGGGTATTTAGAGAGATTATCTGAAATGAAAATCGAAGCATACGATAAAATGATGAGTTTGGAAGAGAGTAGCGACATCAGTAACGAACCATATCAAAAAATGGCAAGAAAACGCTTTGGAAAGGCGATGCGACTCACGGTAAAGGGAAATAACAAATATATGGATACTGGCATGAAGGTTATCGACCCAAAACCCGGAAAAAGCGGTCCTCCCGGGATGGAATAAGTATATGGTTGAGAAAAATCGAAATTTGCGCACATCGGTTCTCACAGTGAATAATACGGGAGTTTCTGGAGGTTCATATTACATTACTTCCGATAGAAGTGACAATAGTTTGGTAATCGGACAAGGAAACACTCTAAATCAAAATGTTGCACTGAAATTGATTGGAACAACTGTACAGGCAACTAAAGTTGGTATTGGTACCGCAAATCCTAAAGTCCCCCTAGACATTGATGAAATGGGTGGATTAGTAATAGCAGAGCAATATACTCACGACGCCTCAACCGGCGTCTACGTGGATCTCACTACTGTCATGGGAGCGCCAACTGGCGCGCCTTCTTTAACATTCATATGCCCATCAAACGGGAAAGTCAAAATTCACATATCTGGATATGTAGTGCACAGTGGGCAACCCACCCAATTGCATACCACTGCCGAAGTTGCCATCCATGATGGCGGCGGATATGTATATGATATTGATGGCATACAATTGGACTCTCAACAGTTTTGGGCAACCGTTGGAGACAATAATATGCAAACAGTAGAATTTATAGTATCTCGTGACTCAAATAATAACCTACTAGTTCCTGGTAAGTCCTACACTTTCCAATCTCATTGGCGCGCTGACAGGAATACTGAAATAAAAATTTATTATGGCGCGGATGTTATGCCACTAATTATGAAAGCAATTACTGTCCCTAATACTATTTCGTAAATAACAAAAATAAAAAACTAATTACTAAACATGAACAACTTATCTACCATAAAAGACTTGATTAGACAATTTTATCCTTTCGCGAAACAGCGATTTGGTTTCAAGAAACCTGTCAAGCTTTTTCTGAAACAGGATCCATGCAATTCAGATGATCCACTTGGGAAGACTGCATACTATGATCCTAACGAATACAAGATTACTTTATATGTAACGGGAAGGCATCCAAAAGATGTATTGCGTTCATTTTCCCATGAACTCGTCCATCACAAGCAAAATTGTGAAGGGGGATTTGATAACGTGGGGGGAGAGATAGGGGAAGGATATGCGCAAAAGAATCAACACCTAAGAGAGATGGAGAAAGAAGCGTACCTGGAAGGAAACTTGTGCCTTCGAGATTATGAAGATGGACTCAAGGAGGGCAGCGGGCAATGAAGAAAGCATATACTACTCGAAATTCAATGCTTGGTGATAAGCTTATGGAAAAATGGGGATATAAAGCGCCCCGAGAAGAAGAATCATTACGAGAGGGAATAGTGGATCGCACCATTGGCAATGTAAAGTCGTTTGCTTCTGGAATAACCGATCCAATTTCGCGCGCGAGAAAGGCACTTAAAGGAAAGGGAGTTCACGCGGCAGAGGAAACACCAGTACTCAGAAAGCAGCGCGTGAAGTTTAATAGTCTTTTGGGGGCAAAACTGAAAAAGATTCGAAAAATAAAAGAAGATTTACAAAATGATATGGATATAATGGGAATTGACCCGGGTGGCAACTCCGCAGCAGCTGCGCTTGGACTTCTGGATATAACAGTGGAAGCACTAGGGAACATATTGGATGGAGAGACAGAACTCTTCGAACCAATGGAAAAAGTTGCAGCCAATCTCGGAACAGACAAAGAAGGTCTCGACTGGGGACTTGCTGCGGATCTGTCTGATGAAGATTTGGAAAGTGCAAGAAAGCAATTTGAAATGGAATTCCAAAAAAGAAGTAAAACATCCGCCGGGGAAGGGATACAAGATGCTGAATGGAGCGACATGATGCAATAAATTTTGAGGAGAAAGAGATGAAGAATATACATGATAAAAGAAGTGCCGCGTTCAGCGAAAAACTTATGGAAAAATGGGGATATAAGCGGGACGAAGAGGAAACTCTTGGCGAAGTTGAGGGTGAAGAGACCGCGGAGGTATACGAAGAGCAGGATGTGGAAGGTGATATGAAAAAGAGAGAGATTGAAAAATTAGCATCCGAAGCGGTTAAGGCAGTGCAGGGATTGGTTTCTGCCGTCGGCGCAACAGTAGACGACGGAGGCGGAGCAACCATGTCTGACATATCGGAAAGTATTTCGAAGAGAATCATTATAAGAGAAATAGAAAAATTTCTCAACAAAGGAGGTGAATAACCATGGCCAGTCCGAAAAAACGAAAAGCAGCGAAACTTGCAAAACTTGCCGCTGCCCAGAGTAGCGAAAAGGTTGCAGAAGTGCAAAAGGAACCAGAAGCAGTCGAAGAGGTGAAAGAAGTAGTTGCAAAGGCAAAGAAAAAAGGCAAAAAACTACTTAAAAAACTTTTAGGCAAAGACAAGGATTAAAAAATGAACCTAAACGACATGACGAGGGACTTTTTGATAGGAGAATCAAAAAGTCCTAGCATTCAAAGTTATATCCAGTCTCTAAAAGAGATTGTCACGAGTATACGACCTAGAAGCGGCGTCGATGCTCGAAGATTGGAAATGGCGCAAAGTCATCTTCGAGAGATCAAGAGATACCACAGACAATTAGAGGAAAAGCTTTCCGTGCTAGAAGAACAGGTGAGAGTCTTGGAAGAGAATAAGGAGTAAGATATGGGAGGGTTCGCCGGACATATGATGCACCTCAATGATAACCCAAATTTGACCTTTGGTCAGATAAAGGATATCTTCAGCAAAGCATCTAGTGGAGAGTTGTTGGGAACTGAAAAGACGGACGGACAGAATCTGTTCGTCTCTTATAGTGTGCGAAAGCGCGAGGCGCGCGCTGTGCGAAACAAAGGCGAAGCGTCTGCCGGCGGACTTTCTCCGGAGGAACTCGCTCTGAAGTTTGCGGATAGAGGGAACTTGACGGAGACGTTCGTCGAAAGTTTTGATGCTTTCGAGAGGGCAGTTGAATCTCTCCCGATTGAAACCCAACTACAGTTGTTTGGTCCGGACGCTAACAATTTTTATAATGCGGAAATAATGAATCCGAGTTCGGCGAATGTGATTAATTATGATACCAAAAGTCTAGTCATTCATCGTGTTGGTCATGTGCAACGAGATAAGCAAAGCGGCAAAATCGAACCACTTCAAAATGAAGAATTGGTTGCAGAATTAGAAGGCGCCCTCGAAAGCATGCAAAATGCACAAGCACAAGATGAATATAAGGTTCAGGTGAACGCCATTAGAAATCTAGACTCTCTCTCTGATGATGTTGCGCTAACTGAAGCGACGACTCGCCTAGATAAATTTATGAGTAGCAACGATCTAGACAATAGCGATACTATCGGAGACTATATAGTAAAGACTGCCAGAAGGACAATTGATGATCTTTTGCCAAACTTAGAAGAAGAGGTAAAAGACATGCTCCTTAAGAGGGTTTTGGGGCAAAAAGGCGCGCCATCAATAACGCAAATTAGAGCAAAAATTCCAGAAGATGATGGGCAAGCACTTAGCATAGTTCAAGAAATGGTTGAGCGTAATAAATTTTTCTTCAAAGAAATTATCTATCCTATTGAAGATATAGTACATGATTTCGCAGTAGAGATGTTGCGCGGACTAGAAAGTCGTTACCTGCTCGACAACAAAAAGGAAGTCAAGAGACTGAAGGATGAAGTCACATTAGCAAAAAGCGCTATTGAGGATTCCGGAAACGAAGAGGCAATGGAAATACTTTCACGGCAAATGGGAAAATTGAAAGATTTAGAAAATGTATCTACAGCAACCGAAGGATTTGTGTTCGACTACGACGGCAGCACTTATAAGTTTACAGGTACTTTTGCCCCAGTCAATCAAATTCTGGGACTATTCAAGTATGGGAGAGGAAACGTTCCTCCTCTTCAAAAATTAGATGAAGGGGAAGATTTCGACGGATTCGATGACGAGGATATTATAATTACCGATGACGGAGATATGGTACTAGGAGACGAAAAAGAAAAAATCTACGTATACCCAGGAAGATTTCAACCCATGGGCAAGCATCATGCGGACACTTATCGGAAAATTGCGAACAAGTATGGCGAAGAAAATGTCTATGTCGCGACATCAAATAAAGTAGACTTTCCAAAATCTCCATTCTCATATGATGAGAAGAGAGAAATTATGCTAGCGCATGGGATTCCTGGGGATAAGATTGTGCAAGTAAAGAATCCCTATAATGCTGTTGAGATTTTACAAAATTTTGACACAGATGAAGTTGATATCACATACTTTGTTGGCGAAAAGGATATGGATGAAGACCCGCGGTTTTCTAAGACATCCGGAATCACAAAAGACGGATATGAGTGGAAAATAATGGTGGCACCGCATGTTAGCAGGGAAATAGAAGGATTTGGGGAAATGAGCGGGACAACACTGAGGCAATCTCTAGAAAGGTCCGATCTAGACGAATTTGAGAAAATAATGGGATTTAGGGATGAGGAAATCCACCAGTTGGTTTTAAGTAGATTAAACGATCCGGGCGAAGACCTCGAAGAGATATCTGCTATGTCAGGTGGAAGTGTCCAGGGTTATTCTGGCGATAACGAAGAACCAACTCTAATTAGACAAGAGGGAATGATTATGAGAGAAGAAATAATAGTAGAAATGAAACTGAGAGAGTTAATTCAAAAGAGACTTAGCAGAAGCATAGACAAGAATAAAAAGTCAGGCATCATCTACATTAACGAGCGCCAAAAAGACATGGTTGAGAAATACCGCGTCGAGAATGCATTGCGCAAATGTATACGAAACATGATTCTCCAAGAGAAGACAGAACCAGTACCTCATGCTAATACTGGAATCAATCAATTATCAGATATGCTCAAAAAAATAGTACCTATCTTATCTGTCGGATATAAGTCTCTTACTACTTCCATAGAACAGAGGAATTCTTATCGTAGTCACATATTGAATGCAGTAATTAATACTTTAGCAATCGACCGTGCTGAAGATGAAATTGAACCAGAATCCTTGTCGGAAGCTGAGGATATCGATATAACTTTAGATGATCCAGATGAGGAAAAATTTATTGATATCGAAGACTCTGCGGCAGAAGAGGAGGAGAATGCATTCGAAACGTTGCCGGGAGAAGACTTGACCGGGCGCAATAAAGCAATTAATTCTTTTGATAGGATAGAGAGAATAATATTGGATGCATATGCAGTATTAGATGATGAAAAAGATCAAGATTTATTTTATGATTATTTGTTGACTAATCTAAAACTTTATTTTGATAAATTCGAAGCGGAGTTGGCTGCTAGCGAGGTTGAACCCACTACTGCCGAATATGAGAAGGAGCAGGGCGGCGACGAACTTATGCAAGAAGCAGCGCCTCCCGGTTTTTCAGAGGAAGAAATGATGAAAATCAAGGATCAATATCCCGGCGATGAAGAGCGAGCGTTCGCGACCGCATGGAGCATCCACAACAAGAATAAAAAAAAGTCTTGACATCCTTCGACAATCGTGCTACCCTAGTGAGGTTGGTTGGGCAGGAGGCGATAAGAAGCATATATGACTTGGAAGAAAAAAAGAAGAATTCAAGGAAAAAATAAATACTATAGTGTAAGTAAGAAACTATTAAGAGAGAGAAAAACGGATTTAAATTTTGAAATTACACTAAACTCTCTAACACTAGAAGAAATAATCGCACTAAAACTTGAACTAGCAATGAAGTCATCCGGGGTACCTATATACGGGATCCCTTTGTGGAAATCGATTCGAGATATCTGCAAGGATGCAATGCTAAAATTAGCGCTCAGTGCTACCCGTACTCAGCGAGAAGCTTCTAATTTCTTAGGACTCTCTCTTTTGCAGTTTAAGAGCGAAATGAAGAAAACTAATGTTGAGAGTTTTTTTGAGGAAAAAGTAGAATAGTGCACATATCGGAAATGGTACTGCCTGCCCTAATGGCAATTGTTTCGATATACGTGCTAGCAGATATGATCGTTGATACAGTTATCGAAATTAGAAAAGGAAAATAATATTTTTAAATACTGCGATATATTGTGGTATACTACAAAAACGGAGTATTTTTTGACAATTCAAGAATTCTGCGATAGAATGAGGAGATATCTGGTTAGTTTTGAGCATTATGTGGTTGTAATTAAAAAGAATGATCTAAACGAAAGGAGAGGCGCCAAGGAGTGGTTTAGTTTGTTGGTAGAATGGATAGTGTTTGAAGATGAATAGATCTATGAAGAAGTTGAGGAAGGGGGAAAAGATAGTTGATCCGGATAGATTATATCCAGAATATGGCGTAATATTGGAGCACGTAGAATCAGACAGGTCTCAGCATCTATATTTGATTAGGTGGTCCGGCGGACATAGAACTTTATTTGAGGTAAAGGTTAAAAATCTACTTAACTAGAAGTCGTAATTTTTAACGTTTGCTTTTCCAGCAAACAGCGCTTCTAGTTGATTATAGTGTGGCGATACGACAAGGTGGTGGAATCTGCCGTGCACACGACTAACTATGCCTATTATCTTTCCTTCTAGATTTAGAAGAGGGGATCCTGAAGAACCCGGCGCCGCAGGAATAGCAAAGAAAGAAACATCTTCAGGAATAACGCCTAGGGTGGGGTTTTCACTACCTTTGGTCAGGACGCCCGCAAAGAAACCTTGAAATATGAGAGAAAATTCCCTTGAAAACATGCCATATGGTGAAGATATATTAAAAACAGATTCCCCCTCTATTGGTGGACTGTCGCTGAATTGCAGATCTGGCATATCTATGGAGTCTGTATTTATTAAGCATGCATCGAAATTTTCTGCAACAAAAGCAGATTTTGCCGGATATTTAATTTCTTTTCTGTCGAGAACATCTAGTTTCCACACTATAGGATCATCTCCGCTAGCGGTGGGAGGTCTGCTTTGGAGGACACACACATGACCAGCAGTCAATATCATGGTACCATGAGTTTCATGATGACCAACAATAGCGCCACTTCCAGTCCATTCCCCCAAATAGTTTTCACCCTGGAATACGGTACCCACTATCAGCACCATACTTTTGGATTTGCTGACTGGAGTTGCAACTTTTGAGACGTTTGCTTTTTTATGATCACATTCAGTGCATCCTCTTGCAGTTTCAGGATCTGAGTGCGCGCATGATAATGCAACAGTGCATAAGAGAGACAAAAGTGATTTTTCTATAAACTTTTTTATTTTCCCCATATAATATCTATGATCCTAAAACAGAAAAACACACCAGAAATACTATTTATTTTAGAAGCATAAAGGTTAGTTAATGAGAAAGACCACATATGTGTTGGACACCAGCGTCTATTTACATGACGCAAATTCCATTTATCAATTTGCCAGAAATGATATTGTAGTGCCCCTTAAGGTGCTGGAAGAGATTGATAAGCATAAGAAGAGGCAAGATAGTGTTGGTGCAAACGCCCGGAAAATTATTAGAATCTTAGATTCTCTGCGGGAAAAGAGCAGGTTGTCAAAGGGTGTGCGCCTTCGAAAGGGGAAGGGAATGGTATATACCAGGACAGTGGGGGATCTCAAGGAACTGCCGGCAGACTTAGATCCTAGTGTTCCAGATCATATAATTGTCGCAACTGCTTTGCGCCTATCTAAAGAGGGCAAGAAAGTTGTGCTCGTATCAAGAGACATAAATCTCAGAGTCATTTGCGACGCCCTAGAGTTGAAGACCCAAGACTATAGTCCGGAAAGGGTAGTGGAAGATAGGACCGAACTTTACACAGGATGTAGAGATGTGCTGGTGGATCAGCAAGATATTGATCGCTTTTACGCAGAAGAAAGTCTGATCTTGCCCGCTGATGCTGCCAACCACATTTATCCCAACGAGTTTTTGATGCTTATTTCAAATTCCAACAAAACAACCACTGCATTGGCAAAGTTCGACAGAAAAGATGCCCCCCTCAGAAAGATAAGACAATATAAGAATGGATCTTCAGGGGTCTGGGGGATTAATCCAAAAAACAAAGAACAAAATTATGCACTAGATTTGTTGCTAGATCCGGAAGTACCAATTGTTACCTTGGTGGGAAAGGCAGGGTGCGGCAAGACTCTTCTTGCGGTCGCGGCAGGACTAGAGCAAGTATTACAGGAAAACATATACAGCAGAATGATAGTTTCGCGCCCCATCCAACCCATGGGAAGAGATTTAGGATATCTTCCGGGAACTTTGGATGAGAAAATGGCACCGTGGTTAGCACCAGTCAAAGATAATTTAGAATTTTTAATGGCAGAAGACAAAGAAAATTTAAAAATGCAAGTAGATAGTGGTAAAATACAGATAGAAGCGTTGACTTACATAAGGGGTCGATCAATTTCGAAAGCTTTCATCATCATTGATGAGGCGCAAAATTTGACTTGTCATGAGTTGAAGACAATTATCACTCGCGTCGGAGAGGGCACAAAGATAATATTAACTGGGGATATTGAGCAGATTGATAATGCGTATATAGATGAAACATCCAATGGATTGGCATACGCGGTAGAAAAATTTAAAGGTCATAGTCTAGCAGGTCACGTTACTCTCATGAGAGGTGAGAGATCTGACGTGGCAACATTAGCATCGAGAGTTTTATAGGAGGAATGATGCAAAAGATTGAATATGTTTGGGTCGATGGAACTCGGCCGACAGCAGCACTTAGGAGTAAGACGAAGGTAATAGATGGTAAGGGCGATATTGTGGGCATATCTCAGGTACCTATATGGGGATTCGATGGGTCTTCGACGAACCAGGCGCCAGGAGATAAGTCTGACTGTGTTTTAAGTCCAGTCAGACTTTATGATAATCCGCTAAGTGGCGGCAAGATCGCAATGTGCGAGGTGATGAATATAGATGGTACTCCGCACGAAACAAATGCTAGGTTTAATCTTGAAAGCATTATGGTAGAAAACGAAGAAGAACCTTTGTTTGGTTTGGAGCAGGAATATACAATGCTTCAGTTTGGGCGCCCACTAGGGTGGCCACAGGAAGGTGAACCGCCGCCTCAAGGTGATTATTATTGTGGAAGAAACATTGGAGAAGATATTGCTCAAGAGCACTTAGATGCGTGCATCACTGCCGGCGTCTCTATGACAGGCATCAACTCAGAAGTTATGCTTGGGCAGTGGGAATATCAAGTGGGAGCAGTTGACCCGCTTAAAGTGTCGGACGATATCTGGGTGGCGCGATGGTTGATGGAAAAGATAGCGGCTAAGTATTTCGTCACTGTTAGTCTTGACCCGAAACCCGTACCAGGCGATTGGAACGGCGCCGGCTGCCATGCCAATTTTTCAACCAAGGCAATGAGAGACCCTGGAGGACTTTTTGCGATATCAAAAGCTATTGATAAGATGGGCGAGAAGCATGCAGAGCACATTTCGGCATATGGCAGCAACAACGACGCCAGACTCACAGGACTTCACGAGACTTGCTCAATTACTGAATTTAGATCTGGCGTTTCTGACCGAGGCGCCTCCATCCGGATTCCGTGGCAAGTAGCGAGAGATGAAAAGGGATATTTGGAGGATCGTAGACCGGCAGCAAATTGTGATCCATACGTAGTATGCCATAAGATTATTGAAACAGTGTGTTAGGCACAAAAGGAGAAAAAAATGACAGATACACAAGAAGTAGAAAACGAATTAGAGAAAGACGAAGCTCAAAAGGTGATTAAGGAAACAGAAGGTCCCCTCAAGGCAATGCTTGTAAACTATGTGGGGCAAGTTATGACGCCAGCAGATGGTCAAGTGACGGTTGAGATGATTGTACAGACATTAGCATCTGAGTTTCCAGAATTTCTTTTAGTAGTTGCGCGAGAAAATTGGTTGCGCGGATATGAGCAGGCGCTTTCAGATGTAGAGAATGTTGAGAAGGAGCGACTCGCCGCTGCCCAAAAAAATGGTGAAAAGAAACCCAAAAAGAAGGCGAAAAAGAGTAAAAAGAAAGATGATGGAACAGTATCTAAAGCAACTTAATAAGAAATCCCGCGGTCAACATTTCATGTGGATGGATCGGATCAATGTCTACAATTCACAAGAATTGCCAGACAATGTTGATATGGATGAAGTGTTGGGTGAGGTAGAGGAGAAGATTCCGCCATTCTTCTTCTCTAATATAGAGTCCATATATATAGGAGACTTTAAATCTTTAAAAGATCGGCACATGGATGCAATGTATCAAGATGGTGCGATATACATAAGACCAAAAAGTGTTTTTGATGAAGATGATTTAATTGATGACATTGTGCATGAGATATCTCACTCCATGGAAGAGACTCATGCAATAGATATATATGGTGATGGTCAAGTAGAGCGCGAGTTTATTCTTAAGAGGATGCAGTTGCTGGCGTCTCTCGAAAGTGAAGGTAATTCTACTATTTCAAAAGATTATTTTTTAAATACTAGTTATTCTAAGGAGTTTGATGATTTCCTCTATAAGGATGTTGGGTACCCACTTTTAGCATCCTTGAGTGTTAATATATTTGCGTCTCCATATGGCGCCACTAGTTTGAGAGAGTATTTTGCGAATGCGTTTGAAAAGTATTTTATGGGCGATCACGAGGAAATAAGAAATATATCCCCACAAGCTTATAACAAGATTGAAAACCTAATTCAATTGGGGGAGGAGAATGAATATGGCACAATATAAGATAAAGAAAGAAAAAGAAAAGGTAGTTGTGGAGGTTACGGTACCAGGATTGCCGCCGAAAGCATCAGAGGCAGAAAAGTTTCTAGAGGTAGTTCGTGCACGCCACGTCAGAGCGCATTTGCAAGGACAAGGCATTCGTGTGTTTGAGTGTTTGGAGTCCTGCACTTTGTGCAATTACTCTGGCGCTTCGCAGAGTGGTGTCTATGTTTTTTCGACGAAGGATCCTGCGATTAAACCAAAAGTAGAAGAAAAGAAAGAAAAAGACTTGACAACATCTCAGAATTCTGGTATAATGAAAGAGAATCCTAAAAAAAGAAAGCGAGTCAAAAGTGACCCTAAAGCAGGAACCGAAACAATTAGTTGAATATGTATCCTTTAGCGGAATAAAGGATTGGCAGTTTTGCCCAAACTACTATAAAATAACGAGAATAGATAAATCTTATAAATTTAAAGGCAACATCCACACTGCGTTTGGCACCGCCATGCATACAGTGATGGAGCACATGATTCTTAATAGAAATAAGAAGCAACGTGATTATTTGATTAGCGAATCAAAGAGAAAGTTTAGAGGAGCGTATCATAGAGAATTGAAATCTCTGCCAGAATTGCCGGGCGAAAAAGAGACTTTGGATTTTGAAAACCAAGCGCCAAAGATTATAGAGCAGGTTTTAGATTCTTTGGAGTCGCACTTCGGCAAAAACTTTCGTTATGTATCGACCGAGGAGCAGGTCGATATTCCCATTGAGGAGTATAAATTAGCAGATTATGATTTTAGAGGAATTGTAGATTTGACAATTCGAACTCCAGATGGCAAATATCACATTATTGATTGGAAGACTTGCTCTTGGGGATGGAATCATAAAAAGCGCGCCGATCCGATGGTGACCTATCAACTTACGTATTATAAGCATTTTTTAGCAAAAAAACACAATATTGATTTAAAAAACATTGAAACATACTTTATACTGCTTAAGCGAGTGGCAAAGAAAGACAGCGTAGAGATCATAAGAGTATCTAGCGGGGCAAAGAAGACCTCGAATGCGCTGAGACTACTTGAAACAGCAGTGCACAGCATCGACCATGGTAATTTTATAAAGAAGAAGACATCATGTCGCTCATGCGCAGTGTGGAAGACATTATGTGAGGGATAATATGAAAGACGGAAAAATAAAAATCTTAACTATAAGCGATCATCCCCTATCTCCTTCGGGCGTAGGAACGCAAACCAAATATATTTTAGATCACTTATTGAAGAGTGGTAAATATTCTATAATTTCTTTAGCGGGCGCCGTTAAGCATGAAAATTACCAACCACAAAAGACTAAAGAATATGAAGATGACTGGTTGATCTTTCCGGTGGATGGATATGGAAATCCGGACACGGTAAGGAACATGTTGCGCGCCCACAAACCAGACATCTTGTGGTTTATGACTGATCCTAGATTCTTCGGATGGTTGTGGGATATAGAAGATGAAATACGAGCACAGGTACCCATGGTATATTATCATGTTTGGGACAATATACCATATCCCACATTCAACAAACCTTTTTATGAAAGCACGGATGTAATTTGTACAATTTCCAAAGTTACCGATGATATCGTGAGGACCGTTGCTCCCGATGTTGAATGTCACTATATTCCTCATATAATCCCACCAGGATTATTTACAAAATTACCCGGAGATAAGGTGGAGGAGTTCCGAAAGAGTTCGAACTTGGGAGACAAGTTTATGGTCTTTTGGAATAGTAGGAATGCCCGCCGAAAAATGTCCGGAAGTTTAATATTTTGGTTTAAGGACTTTTTAGATAAGGTTGGTCACGATAAGGCAACACTGTTGATGCATACAGATCCCAAAGATCCGCACGGGCAGGATTTGGAAGCGATAATCCAGGAATTAGGATTGACAAACGGTCAGGTTCTTTTTTCTTTGAAAAAAACATCTCCGCAAGAACTATCCATGATGTATAACCTTGCGGACGTAACTTGTGGCATCTCAGATGCAGAGGGTTTCGGGTTGTCTACTTTTGAGTCTCTATCTTGTGAGACTCCGATCATCGTGACGATGACTGGCGGATTACAACAGCAGGTAACAGATGGCAAGGAGTGGTTTGGCGTAGGCATAGAACCTTCGTCAAAAGCAATTATAGGATCTCAGCAAGTTCCTTTCATATACGAAGACAGAATTAGCGGTGAAGATTTTGTTGAAGCACTTCTCAAAATGTACGAAATGAGTCCAGAAGACCGTGCCGCGATGGGTCAAAAGGGAAGAGAAAACATTATTAAAAATTATAATTTTGAGGACACTTTGCAAAAGTGGGACAGATTACTTTCTAAAGTTTATCTTGAAAGAGGATCCTGGGAGAGTCGAAAGAAGTATAATAAATGGGAAGTCATTTCTTTTTAGAGGAGCAGAATATATATGGCAGACAAGAAACTAGTTTTAGTACGTGGACCAGCGCTCACATCTAGTGGGTACGGCGAGCATGCCCGACTTATTTTGCGAGCATTGCGCGCACACGAAGAGCACTTCGAAATATTTTTGGAGAATACGACTTGGGGACAAACCGGATTCTTGATAGACGATTCCGAAGAACGCGCTTGGATGGATTACTTACAAGCAAAGACTCAAAATTATAGAAATAATGGCCCGGGCACGTTTGACGTTTCAGTTCAGGTAACAATTCCACCGGAGTGGCAAGCAATGGCGCCAATGAATATTGGCGTCACTGCGGGAATCGAGACTACCAAGATTGCTCCACAGTGGGTGGAAAAGTGTAAGGTAGTAAACAAGATCATTGTTCCGTCTGAGCATGCGAGGTATGCTTTCGATAATACTGTGTATAAACTTAATAACCAGCAAAACAACACTGAGGTAGATTTCAGAAATACCACTCCAATCGAAATTATTCACTATCCAGTAAAAGATACCACTCCAACTAAAATCGATTTAAAACTAGATTATGATTTTAATTTTTGCACTGTTGCGCAATGGGGTCCTAGAAAAAATTTAGGTAACACTATAAAGTGGTTTGTGGAGGAATTTAAAGATGAAGAAGTTGGTTTGGTAGTAAAGGCAAGTACTAGAAAAAATAATATTGCAGATAGGATTCATTGCCGCCAAAGAATAGAGGGTTTTCTTCAGTCATATCCGGAAAGAAAATGTAAGATATATTTGGTTCATGGAAATATGAGTGAATCTGAGATGTGTGGGATATATACTCACCCTAATGTGAAAGCCATCCTCTCAACTACTCATGGAGAGGGATTCGGTTTGCCCCTGTTTGAGGCAGTCTATAATGAGTTGCCCGTAATTGCTCCCAACTGGAGCGGACATATCGATTTCCTCTACGCGCCTAGGAAGGACAAGAAGGGGAAAACCAAGAGCAAGGCACACTTTACCAAAGTGGACTACAGCATCGCTCCTATCCAATCTGAGGCGGTCTGGGAGGGTGTTTTACAAGCAGATAGTCAATGGTGCTTTCCGAAAGAGTCCTCTTTTAAGTCTGCCATGCGCGAGGTGTATAAAAACTATGGTCCTCGAAAGTCAGAAGCGAAAAAATTAGCAAAACATGTAAGAAGTACTTTTACTGAAAAATCATCTTTTGATAAGATTTTTGATTGTGTGGGGGGGGTATCTTCTATCGATGACACAAAGTGGGACGAAGAAGATGAAGTGGAAGATTTGCTTCAACCGTTGGGGGGCAATTCATGAAAGAGGGATTAGTCTCTATTGTTGTCCCAACATACAATGACGAGCCATATCTCCGATCAGCATTGGACGATATTGTCGCTCAAACTTACGATTCTATAGAGGTTATAATAGTCAACGATGGATCGACTGACGACACAGAGAGTATTCTTAAGGAATATTGCTCGAAGCATGACAATCTGAGATACTATAATCAAGAAAATGGGGGAACCGGCGCCGCCCTAAATTATGGGTTCTCAAAGGCAAATGGTGAATTTGGCACATGGTTTTCTTCTGATGATGCAAAGTCTCCCCACTTTGTTTCGAAAATGGTTTCCTTTCTCAAGGAAAATCGCGATATAGAATATGTGGTGGGAGCATATGAGTCTGAGTTTGTTAGAAAGATAAAAAAGAGAAATTCGCTTAATAGCGATCATCCGGCGCTGATGTATATTCGTCCGTATGTGCCGGCGGATAATCATTTTGGATATCGTAGGTTAGCGTTTGGAGAATATCATCCCAACGAATTTAGTGGGAAGGGTTTCCCCGTTGACACTTGGGTTGATATCAACAGAGAACAATGCTTTCAGGGTGTAAATTTCATGTTTACCATGCGACTCAAGAACAAGTGTGGAGATTTCCTAACTATTCCTGGCGAAGATTATTATATGGCGGTGAAGATGGGAATGAATTCGCGAGTAGGATATATAGATGACTCTCTCGGCACTCATAAAGATCCGCCCGATGCGCTCTCAAATCAAAATAGGGCATGTGTTGTGGGTGCAAATGCTATGACTTGGAGCATGATTGACTCATCCTATATACGATGGCATTTGGAGAAAGTTCCTAGAGTGGCACATTTTTACTGGGGATCCAGTAAGATGTCTTTTCTGAGGTATATGACCTTATATTCTTTTAAGAAAATGAATCCGGACTGGTCCGCCGTCCTATATGTTCCCAAAGAGTTGCAAGAATCATCTACGTGGAACGATAAGTTTCATCGCTGCGACGTAGAGGATTATGATAACATGGAAGACTATTTTGAGAAAGTGAAGGAGTTGCCCGTCAAGATAGTGGAAGTTGACTTTGGAAAGATATTCGGCGAACATAAAGTGTCGGAAGTTCATAAGTCCGATTATTTTAGGTGGTATTTGCTGCATCACTACGGAGGAATGTGGAGTGACATGGATGTCCTATTTACTAAGAGCATGAAAGAGATAGAAATAAACAGGGCGCAAAACCGAACTCTTGATTGTGCTTTGAACATAAACCACAACCATGGATCTCGCATAGGAATTATGCTCTCTAGCAAAAATCGTAATCCATTTTATGGAAAATTGATGAGAGAATCCAAGAAAATATTATTATCAGGCAACGAGTTGCTTTACCAGTCAGTCGGACCAAACCTGATTAACCACCTAATGTCTCCCGCCGGCAGCAGCGAAATATATTATGATGGCAATCAAAAACTTACACTCAATTTCAAAGATCGAACTGGCAAAAGTGTTCCTGTTCACTACGATTCGCTTCTGTGTTCGGAGTTTTATCTCTATGATCACTCCGATATTCCCGCCATCTTCGAGAGAGATGAATATTCTGAGGTGAAAGAAAAATCGATTGCGATTCATTGGTACGGTGGAAGTCCAGTAACTCAAAAAGTTAATAATGCCATGACAATGGAAAATTATAAAAGTTTCAACTCAACTATCTCTAAGGCGATAGAAGAGGTCTTGGAGGGATAGTGAAGACAGTAGTAACAGTTACAGGCATCCGACCCGACTTTATAAGAATGTCGGAGATCTTCACAAAACTCGATGCAGCATCTTGGTGCAATCACATCCTAATGCACACGGGGCAACATTATGATAAATTGCTGTCAGACGTTTTCTTTGAAGATTTGAACATCCGCAAACCTGATTATAATCTATCAATAGGTGCGGCAGGAAAGACTCACTACCAACAGCAAGCGGACTTGGGACCAGCGATAATCGACCAACTAAAGAAGGATGACATAGATCCAGATATCATCTTGTTTCTAGGAGATAGTAATTCGGTTCTAGCGTCTGTGCCAGTCAGAAAAGAGGGATATAAGGTTGGTCATATTGAGGCAGGAATGAGGAGTTATGACGAGAGGATGCTGGAAGAGATAAATCGAAAAGTGTGCGATCACGTGAGTAATTTTCTTTTTGTATATCATGAAAACTATAAAGAAAAGGCATTGAAAGAGGGAATCCCCGAAGAGAAGATCTTTGTTGTAGGAAACACTGTCGTGGAGCCGCTCCTCAAAATGGCGGACCTTCAATATAAGGGGACTCGCGAGCATATCTTGTTGGATATCCATAGACCTGAGAATTTTAAATATAAAGATCGCTTGAGTTCCATTATTAAATATGCAAATTATTGTGCTGAATCGACAGGCGCCACCGTCAAGATGTTAAAGTTTGGTCGAACGGAAAATGCGCTAAAAGACTTTGGGATATCCAAGGGAAATATCGAGACCGTTGATTTGATGGGTTACAAGGATTACATAAGGTTTATGCAAGATAGTTTATTTATTATAAGCGATAGCGGCACAGCACAGGAAGAACCAGCATTGTTGGACATCCCGGTAATCGTCCCCCGAGAGTTTACGGAAAGACCAGAGTCGCTGGAAGGTGGTTGTAGTTTTATGTTGTTGGATTTGGATGATGAGTCACTTTATGAAGATTCGTTAGCATGGGCACTTTGTCCCTTTTTTCAGGGTTCTACTGAGTGGTTGGGAAATGGAGAGACATCATCAAAGATAGTTTCCATACTGAAGGAGAGGTTATAAGAGATATGATTTCCGTACTAATTCCAGTTTACAATACGCCTAAGCATTTTCTAGTAAAATGCCTGGAGAGTTGCCTCCAACAAACGATTGATGATTATGAGATTGTCATTGTCGATAATGGGAGCGATAACCAGGAGACAATTGAAACTCTTGGGAATTATTCTGAAAATTCAAAAATAACAGTCCATCAGTGCAGTAGGCATGAAAATAAAAAAAATCTCTCCGTGGCGCTGAATCATGGATTGTCTCGTTGCAAATATGATTTAGTAGCGCGGATGGACGCCGACGATGTGATGCTACCAGATAGATTATTGCTGCAACTAATTTACATGAAGCAAAATCCAGATGTAGACATATTGGGGGGACAAATTTTAATATTCCCAACACGTCAACAGACAAACCATCCCCCAATAATTACTCCTGAACTGGCACTTCAATCTTATTGGTTTATCAACCATCCAACTGTTGTATTTAAAAGAGAAAAGATTTTAGATATTGGAGGATACCGGGAGGAGCCTGTGTATTTCGCCGAAGATTATGAACTGTGGTTAAGGGCCATCGGCGCCGGATATCAGATTCATAATTTAGGGGAAACAGTCGTTCACTATAATTTACATCCCCATAATTTAACGGCGACCACTGAGTCGTATCCAGACGCTAGCAGAATTAGAGAAGAAGCGCGCCAGCAGTTGGCAGAAAAAAGGAGAATACAATGATAAAGTATAAAGTTGTAACAGATAAGCCCATAGCATATGATAGTTTGGACCACATCATCCCGGAAGGAACTTCGCGGGATAATAATTCAAACCAAGGGTATATTGACGAAGTTCTAGAATATTTTGAAAATCGACCAATTAAGTATATGGATTTGGGATGCTCTGGGGGTCAACTAATAGTTGATTTATTGAAAAGAGGCAGCGACGCCATCGGATTGGAGGGTAGCGATTACAGTATTGTGCACCAGCGCGCTAACTGGCCCGAATATCATAATAAGAATTTATTTACATGCGATATTGCTCACCCGTTCCAAATTACAGACGAAAATGATGAGCGCGTCTTATTTGATTGCATTAGTGCATGGGAAGTACTTGAGCATATTCCAGCAGACAACCTAAAGGTTCTTATGCAGAATATCCACGATCATCTTGCACCGGGCGGCATCTTTATAGGAAGCGTATCCTTAGATCCTCATCCACAATGGCACGTTAGTATCTTTCCTAAACACATTTGGGAGCGATCTATTTTTGCTCCCCTCTTTATTACAACTCCTTATATTTTTAAGAATAAGGTTAGACAGGATGTGGATCATTGTTCTTTTTTCGTTATTCTCAAGAAGGCACCGCATGAAAGTGAAATTTAATATGGCGCCCCATACAAGCGCAAAAAGGAGATTGTAATAAATGGAGTTTGATCGTAAAAGGTTTGAGGTAGAAGTTCATCGCTGGATATATACTGGGCAAGAGAAGAGAAGATATGAATATGCTCTCTCCTCCACACCGGTGTTCTTTGATTTGGGATCTTATAAGGGAGGATGGGCAGAACAAATGATATCACGCCATGGCGGTACGGTGCATATGTTTGAAATTTTACCATCTTATATAGAATACTTGAAAGGCAATTATAAAGAACCAAGATTTGTAGTTCGCGACTATGGATTATCTAGCGAGACGAAAACAGTGGAGACGGGACTTGAGAATCAGACCGATGGTTTCAGTGTTTATGAAAATGAGAGCGAAGAGAAGACTGTCGTGTCTTTTAAACGAATGTCCGATTATTTAGAAGAGAATAATATTGAAAAAATAGATGTTTGTAAACTCAATATAGAGGGTGCTGAATATGAGTTACTTGAGCACATGATAGATGACGGCATCCACCTTAGATGCGATAATATACAAGTTCAATTTCACTGGCAGTATCCTGTTGATAATTTTTTTGAACGCTGGATGAAGATACGAAATAATCTTGCAAAAACTCACACTCTCACATATGATTACTATTTTACTTGGGAGAACTGGGAGAAAAAAAGATGATCTATTGCAACCTTAAGGGTGGATCATTGTTCTTTTTTTGTTATTCTCAAGAAGGCGCCACATGAAAGTAAAATTTAATATGGTCGGTGGAGGATTTCAACATGAGAACTGCTCATCGTCCCTCAACAAAAACAATCATGTAGAGTGGGTACGCGACGGGAGCGCACCCGTGTCAATTCATATTGATAATGGTCTTGAGATTCCCTGCGATCCTACTAAGAAAAACTACGGCCACATCGCGGAATCAAGTTCTATAATCCCACAGGTCATTCAAAATGTTTTAGGAAATATAGATAGATACAGAGAAAAATTTCTCTTTATTTTTACTCACGATAGAAGAATCATCGAAACGGATCCTTTGTTTTTTAAATTTGTTAATCCGCCCGCAGTCCCTTGGATTCAGAACAGGAAGATATACTCCAAGAGCAAACTAGTATCATTTATAGGATCTAGCAAGAGGATGTGCGCGGGGCATATGTTCCGCCAACAAATGATAGGGAAATATGCAGGCATCACCGATCATTATGGGAGGGGATTTGGATCTAAGGAACTGCCTCACGCAATTGAGACAGATGGCGGATTAGAATCGGGGAAAATTTTAGGATTAAAAGATTACATGTTTTCCTTTGCCATGGAAAATGATAATTATAATGACCTATTCACTGAAAAGGTACTTGATTGTTTTGCCACCGGTACGATCCCTATATTTTGGGGGATGAAAAATATAGGAGATTATTTTGATAAGGATGGAATAATCTTTTTAGAAGAATTGGACGATATCGGATCGCTGACTGAGGAATTATACTATTCAAAAATGGAAAGTATAAAAAAGAATTTAAAATTAGCAATCTCTGTGGACACTTCCGAAGATTATATGTACTTGAACTATATGAGAGGTAGTGGAGAAACACTATGATTACTTGCAATTTCGCCGGCGGCCTAGGCAACAACTTGTTTCAATTTGCAATGTTATACAACCTACATAAGACTCACAATATTCCCTACTATATCAAGAGGAGAGTTTCTCGACCTCTTCAAATTCTTGGACATGCAGAATTAGAGTTTGATGCCCTCTTTGATAACAAATTTACATACTTTTCTGATATAGAATATGATGAGTCACACATGCGCCAATATCAGCATCATTGCCAAACAGGCGCCGCACATCATTATATGCCTTTGCCAGTGGACATTGATATCTGCTATAATGGATATTACCAATCTGAGAAGTATTTCAGTGGTGTAAACATGCTAGAAGAATTTGAAATAAGCAAGAGAAATATAAATCACATGAGAGAGAAATATAGACACCTCTTTAGGAAAAGCACCATAGCACTTCATTATAGAGATTACAATCTCCACAAGAGCCAACCACAGATTCAGCATTTTTACAAAAATGTTTCAAGTGATTTTTATAAAAAATCTTTGGATATCATTAGCACGAAAGAGAGTAAAAAGATGGAAGATTATAACATACTTCTTTTTTCGGGCGATTTAGATTCTGCCGGTAATGTGTTGAAAGATATTAATGTTGATTTTATTCCTATCGATAACGAGTTAAATAACATAAAAGATTTTACTTTAATGTCTATGTGCGATCACAATGTGATAGGAAACTCAACTTTTAGCTGGTGGGCATCCTATCTGAACCCGTCGCAAAACAAAATAATTGTGGCACCCAAGACTGAGTGGTTTGGACCAGCTTACGATCACTATAGTTTGGAAGACGCATTTCCTGACAGTTGGGTAAAATTATGAATATTTGTAAGGGAGATAGTAGATGTCAATGAAAGACTATAGAAAAATAAAGGGGAGCATGCATGTCTAATATCTTAGTTACTGGTGGTAGTGGATTGGTAGGGAAAAGTTTAAAAAAGGTTCTCCCCACCGCGGCATATGTCTCCTCACAAGAATACGACTTATTGGTTATGGATGACGTAGCAAACATGTTGGAAGAGCATAATCCTAGCGTGGTTGTTCATCTTGCTGCGCGCGTTGGTGGCATTATTGATAATATCAATAACCCAGTCGATTTCCTGGAGCACAATATAATAATGAATACCAATATTTTGAGGTGCTGCCATCGCAAGGGCGTTGACAGGGTAATAAGCATGTTGAGCACCTGTGCGTATCCTGATTATTCAGACAAGTATCCTCTGGTCGAGGAGGATTTATTCAACGGTCCACCAACGGCAACTAATTTTTCATATGGATTCTCGAAAAGATGCATGGCAACGCACATCGACTCCTATGTTTCCCAATTCGGGAAAAAGTGGTCTTATTTAATTCCTTGCAATTTGTATGGCGAAGGTGATAAGTATGAAGAGAAACAAAGTCACTTTGTTTCCTCACTTATTAGGAAAATCTATGAAAATAATGAGTCCATAGAGTTGTGGGGAACCGGCAGACCGTTAAGGCAATTTATGTATGCTGGTGACTTGGCGCGAGTCATTAGATGTGTGATCGAAAACGAAATAAGTGGCAATTTTAATGTTGCTCCAGCGCAAGTTCACAGTATTGATGAGATCGCAAAAATAGGAATCCTTGCATGCGACAAGGAAAATTTAATCATAAAATATGACAACAATTATCCAGATGGACAATTTAGAAAAGATGTTGATTCTTCTAGGTTGTTATCTGTGTTAGAAGACTTTAAGTTTACTTCATTATCTGACGGGATCAGTCTAGTTTATGACGATTACAGCAAGCAGAGGAGGAGCGTATGATAACCTTGGTAAAAGACACAATAGACAAGAGCGATATCGACCAACTTATTAATTGGTTGCAAACCTACCCTCGGTTAACGAAAGGTCCAGTAACTCTCAGTTTGGAGAAGAAGTGGTCTGAATGGATTGGGAGGAAATATTCAATTTTTTGCAATTCGGGTTCTTCTGCCAATCTTCTGATGCTCGCCGCTCTCAAGGAGGGTCAATACTTACGAAATGATAAGATAGTTGTTCCATCTCTTGCATGGCCGACCGACCTATCTCCTGTGATGCAACTGGGGCTAGAACCCATCCTGTGTGATTGCAATATGGATGATCTAAGCGTTGATTTGGATCAGGTGGAAAAAATATTTCAGGAATCAAATCCGGCAGCCTTGATGTTTGTTTCGGTTTTGGGATTGGTGCCCGATATGATAAGGGTAAAAAAATTATGTGACGAGTATGGGGTGGTATTGCTAGAGGATACATGTGAATCAATGGGGTGCGAATTGGGGGGCAAGAAACTAGGAACTTTCGGAGAGATATCATCCTTTTCAACTTACTTTGGGCACCACATTTCTACTATTGAGGGAGGGTTTGTATCGACTGACAACAAAGAATTATATGAATTGTTGGTTTCCCTGCGCAGTCATGGGTGGGGGAGAGATTTGAGCAAGGAATCACAACATAAATTACAAAAAGAATGGAGCGTATCCGATTTTAATTCACTTTATACTTTTTACTATCCTGCCTATAATTTAAGATCCACTGACCTACAGGCATTTATTGGGATGGGTCAAATAGATAAGTTAGACGAATGGGGCGCCATTCGCCAAGAAAATTTCTTAACATACCAGCGGTTAGTGGATAATGATTACTGGAAACCAAGTCCACGATCAGGATCATTCATTTCTAATTTTGCTTATCCTGTGATACATCCCCACAGGGATGCAATGGTGAAAGAACTTCAAAAAAATCAAGTTGAGGTGCGTCCACTTATCTGTGGTTCGATGGGTACTCAACCTTTTTATGTGAAGAAATACGGAAAACTTGTATTGCCAAATGTTTCTCGGGTAGATAAATATGGGTTTTATGTCCCCAATCATCCGCAACTAACTAATAGTCAAATAAGAACAGTTGCAGACATAATTAATGTCAAATCATAACCACAAATGAATATTATGAGGAATTGGTATGAAAAAGAAAGCACTTATAACTGGAATTAGCGGTCAAGACGGTAGCTATTTAGCAGAACATCTCTTGGAAGAGGGGTATGAGGTTCATGGCGTTGTCCGGAGACACTCAGTGGCAGAAAATCAAGATGCGAGGTTGCAGCACCTTAATGGAAAAATTAAAGCACATTATGGTGATCTATTAGATTGCCACTCTCTTAATCGGATCGTATCGAAAGTCCGGCCGCATGAGATCTACAATCTTGGCGCCATGAGTCATGTTGGAATTAGTTTTGAGGTACCTTCTTTTACCATTCAGACAAATGCTGTGGGCGTCTTAAATATATTGGAATCCTATAGAACTATATGTCCCGAAGCAAAATTTTACCAAGCTAGCTCTTCAGAAATGTTCGGCAATTCAGTTGATGAAGATGGATATCAGAGGTTGGCGACTCCCATGAATCCAGTTAGTCCATATGGATGTTCGAAAGTTTTAGGATATAATCTCGTTAGGCACTATAGGCATGCTTACAAATTGTTTGCGTCCAATGGTATTCTCTTTAATCACGAATCTCCCCGAAGGGGAATAAACTTTGTTACCAACAAGGTTGTTAAAACGGCCGTTGAAATTAAAAGAGGGTTGAAAACCAAGTTGGAACTTGGAAATCTAGATTCTTATCGCGATTGGGGGCACTCTAAGGATTACACAAAATCTATGACGATGATCTTACAACATGATACCCCGGACGATTTTATTGTTGCTACGGGGCACACCCACTCAGTGCGGGATTTGTGTGAAACCGTATTTAGGAAATTAGAAATGGACTATAGGGATTATGTCGTACAGGATCCGAGATTTATGAGACCAGAAGAACTTGATTATCTTAGGGGCGACTCTTCCAAAGCACGCGAATTGTTGGGGTGGCAACCAGAGTATACTTTTGATACGATGATAGACGAGATGATTGAGAAGTGGATGTGCGAAATTCCAAGAGGGGAGCATACCCCATGAATGAAATAAGATACGAACTTTGGGATGTGATCTCGTATGGTCCGGGCGATCCCCCCATTCCATTTACTAAGATTGCTTCGGAAGCAGAATTCTATAAAGTGTACTACAAATTTACAGAAGAGATCAAGAAGCGTCCATGCGTCATTATTATGAGCGATGCAGCCCCTGAGATCAAGACTTGCGAATCAGTTGATGATGCCGGAGAATTTTGTGAAAAATAAAAAAATATTAATATTGGGTGGCTCCGGCGCCCTTGGAAAGACTTTGACAGAACGTTATTATGAAAATAATGATATAATCATCTTCTCTCGCGATGAACATAAGCATGTTGATATGATGCGCGATTTTCCAGAAGCAACATATCAGATTGGTGACATAAAAGATAAAGATAGTATTTTGCAGGCACTCAGTGAGTATGCGCCACACATAGTCATCAATGCTTCCGCACTGAAGCATGTGCCCGTATGCGAGCATAATCCCTATGAGAGTGTGAAGACAAACATCATAGGGCACAGAAATTTAATTGACTGTGTGAGCGTCAGCAATCACCAAATAGAGACGCTAATGTTTATATCAACAGACAAGGCGTGTAAACCGATTAACGTCTATGGGATGTGTAAGGCAATATCAGAAAGATTATATATAGATTTTGCGAATAAGCAAGATAAAATTAAAGTTACATTGTGTAGATATGGGAATGTCCTGCAATCGACTGGTTCGGTGATTCCTTTCTTTAAGAAACTTTTAGAATCTGGGGTGAGGACTTTACCAATAACTGACTATGAGATGACAAGGTTTTTTGTGACTCTGCAAGAGTCGGTGGATTTGATAGAATGGGCATATAACCACAAAGAATCGCATGGAAAAATAATTGTTCCGAAACTACCCTCATTGAAAATAACCGATGTCGCAAGAGAGCTGGCGACGGAATATGGCATGGGCGATATCGCCTTGGAATCGATAGGAATCAGACCAGGAGAGAAATTGCACGAGGAGATGGTTAGTTTCGAGGAATCACTCAGAACTGTAGAATATAAAAAATACTTTATGATAACAGACGAAATTATTAATCAAAAATCAACTGCCTTTTCTTCAGATCTCGTGATATTGCCCCACAATAAGGTTAAGTCATTTTTGGTAGAGAAGGGCGTTATAGGGTAGAATATGAAAAAGATTTTAGTTCTTGGGAGCACAGGCATGCTAGGCAGTGCAGTGGGAAAGCACTTTCTGAACAAAGAAGAGTATGATATTACCTTGACCTACAGGAGCAGAGAAGTTTCTTATGGCACGAACAAGGTGTGGTTTGATGCTGAAAAGGCTAGCGTTTTGGATATTCCACGAGTTGACTATATCATCAACTGCATAGGCGTCATAAAACCATTCATAGATGATGATAGGGCAAAGAGCATATATCTAAACTCTCTGTTCCCTCGCGAGTTGGCGACTCACTGTAAGAGATATGGAATTAAGTTGATTCACATAACTACCGATTGTGTGTTTTCTGGAAGAAAGGGAAATTATAGAGAAGACGATGAGCACGATTGTCTTGATTTCTATGGCAAGTCAAAATCTCTTGGGGAGCCACACAAAGATTGCATGGTGATTAGGACTAGCATAATTGGAGAAGAAATACACAAGAATGCTAGTTTGATATCTTGGGTTAAATCCATGGAAGGTAAAAAAGTCGATGGATACACAAATCACAAGTGGAATGGGGTTACAACCAAAGAGTATGCGAAATTATGCGAGAGAATAATTAAAGAAGATCTATACACAGAGGGTTTATTTCATGTTGCATCGAGCGCTGTTACGAAATACGAAATGGTTAAATATATTAACGAGAAATTTAATTTGGGCATATCAATTGTCCCGTTCGAAACACCAGAATCAATAGATAGAACTTTGTCTACTAACGAAGATTTGAGTTTGCTTTTGGCAAAAGATCTTCCTAAAGTGCGAGAGCAGATATTCGATCTGTAGAGGGTGAAATGAGGGTATTGGTAACTGGCGGCGCCGGATTTATTGGATCGCACATTGTTGATCGTTTAGTACACGACAAGCACGAAGTGATAGTGATAGATGACGAAAGCGCCAATAACGAGACTTTTTATTGGAACGATAAATCTGAAAATTATAGAGCAGATATAACCAATTATGGTGAAATAGAGGGAATATTTAAGAATGTGGATGTAGTCTTTCATCTTGCAGCAGAGTCCAGGTTACAACCAGCAATATTAAACCCCCACCGCGCTTGTTCTGTAAATTACATGGGGACATTTAATGTATTGCAAAGTGCGAGGGAAAACAATGTTGGGAGGGTCATATATTCATCCACTTCTTCTGCTTATGGGTTGTTGAACGCGCCCCCACTCGTAGAAGATATGCCTCCCGATTGTTTAAATCCCTATTCTTCCACTAAGGCGGCAGCAGAAGATTTATGTAGGATGTATAACAAACTTTATGGTCTGCCAACCATTATGTTTAGATATTTTAATGTCTATGGCGAGCGCATGCCTAGTGTGGGACAGTATGCCCCCGTGATGGCAATATTTCTGAGACAAAAGGCAAGAGGAGAACCCCTAACAGTGGTCGGGGATGGAAAGCAGTGTCGTGATTTTGTGCATGTGAAAGATGTTGTGGAAGCAAACATTGCGGCAATGAAAACTGATAATGAAAAATGCTTCGGAGAAATCTTCAATGTTGGTTCTGGGTCGCACTATTCTATTGTAGAAATAGCAAAGATGATAAGCAATGACATTATGTTTGCCAAAGAACGTCCAGGGGAAGCATTGGATAACTTATCGAATATAGATAAAATCAAGTCAATGCTGGGATGGTATCCAAGTGTGAAGTTGCACGAGTGGATTTGGGAGATACATGATAATAACTAAGTGCCCCTTGAGAATATCTTTGGTGGGAGGATCGACAGATTTGCAGGATTTTATAGATCACTACGGCGCCGGATCGGTTATAAATTTCCCTGTTAATTTATATACCTACATCATGATATCGTCGGACGTATTGGGATATAATAAAATGTATGGAAAATATATTATAAATTATACCAAGAGAGAAGAGCATGACAGCATAGGCAGCATAAAAAACGATGTTGCCAGGGAAGTCCTGAAATATTTTCAATGCGAACAAGTGACGTGTACTTTTTCCTCAGATATAATCTCATCTGGTTCCGGTCTTGCATCCTCTTCTTCCTATACCATTTCTTTGGTGAGGGCAGTTTCAAAATTTAAAAAAATTAGTTTATCAGATTCAGAGGTCTGTAAAATTTCGTTGCAGATTGAAAAAAAATTTAATTCTCGCACTGGATATCAGGACGTATATGGATGTGGCATCGGATCTCTGAAACGAATTGATTTCGATAAGGAGAAAGATCCAAAATTCACATATCTATCTCAGCAAATTTTCAATAATGTCAATATGTATCTTCTACCAACAGACGTTACGAGATCTTCTACTGAAGTTTTGTCAACTTTAGATCTAGAGAAGAGAGTTCCTCTTATGGGACTCGTTGACGACTTAGAGGGTGCAATAATCCGAAACGACGAGGACGCTTTTTTTAATATAATAAACGAAGGTTGGGCAAAGAAAAAAGAAACTTCTTCATCCATAGCAAACAACCCTCGCGTTATGGAGATTGACAAATATCTTTGTGGAAATAGAGATGCCGCCGCCCATAAACTGTGTGGTGCCGGCGGCGGAGGATTCTTTTTGGTGTTTTCAAGATCAGAGATCAGAGGTAAGAAATTTATTCCAATCAGCATCAGCGAAGAGGGCGTAAGGGACATAAATATATGATAATGAAGGAACTCATAGGAGCATTGGAGGATATTCCAAAGAAAAAGATTGAAGAATTAGAGTTTCTCTTAAAATCTTATTCAAAAGTTGTTATAATAGGTAATGGAGGAAGCAATTCTATCGCTTCGCACATATCGCAAGATTATACCAAGAAGTTGGGAAAAAAGTCTTTTTCTTTTTCTGACCCGTCTAGACTTACTTGTTATATAAATGATTACGGAATTGAAAATGCATTTTCTCAATTCCTAAAGGAGTTTAGCGATTCTGACACTTTGGTAATTTTAATTTCTTCATCTGGGAGATCTGACAATATTGTTGGTTGTGTAAATTACTGCCTGGAGAGTCAAACTACCTTTATTATGTTGACCGGGTTTGATGAATATAATTCTTGCAGAAGTTTGGCGAAGAAGTCTAATCTTTGCAAACTAGAATATTGGGTAGACTCCACAGATTATGGGGTGGTCGAGTGCGCCCACCAAGCATTTTTACATTCGGCGGTTTAGATGATATACTGTTTTGATATAGATGGTACGATATGCTCCCTTGAGGAGGACAGCAATTATATGGATGCCAAACCTTTTGAGGATGTTAGAAGGCGCATCAATCAACTTTATGAGGAGGGAAATACCATATTATTTATGACTGCCCGCGGTTCAGTTTCTGGCAGAGATTGGACTATCCAAACGACTCGACAGTTAGATGGTTGGGGTTTTAAATATCATGAATTGATTACAAATAAAAAACCACATGCAGATATTTTTATTGACGATAAGTGCATACACATAGATGATTGGAGGGGAGAATTCACTCCGGTAAAAAAAGGATTTATCGCAGGATCCTTCGATATTATACATCCAGGATATATACGCTGCTTTAAAGATGCATCAGAACACTGTAATCATCTGGTCGTAGGTCTACACGTGGATCCCACAAGAGAAAGGAGTGAGAAGTTAAAACCAGTGTTGAGCGTGAGCGAAAGAAGAGAAATGCTTTTATCTTTGAGGCATGTGAACGAGATTTTTGAATATGAAACAGAGGAAGAATTGTATGATTATCTTTCCGAAAATCATATAGATGTTAGATTTCTGGGAGAAGACTACAAGGGCAGAAATTATACGGGCAGTGACTTGCAGCACCCGATTGTTTTTATTTCGCGCAACCATGGTTGGTCCGCGACAAAGTTGAAAAAAAAGGTTTTCAATTCCATGAAAGGGGGCGAACAAGTGGAAGAAGATGGCGTAAGACCATGGGGTGAATACCACGTTCTATATGATGGCGAAGAGTGCAAGGTCAAGAAAATAATTGTTAGACCTGGACATAAACTCAGTTTGCAGTCACACGATCACCGCAAAGAAACGTGGGTTGTCGTGCAAGGTAGCGGAACGGTCGAGAAGGATAATGTGTGTAACGAAGAACCCTTGCAGTTGTTTTGTTTGAAACCAGGAGATAATACAGTGATAGAGAAAAAAGAAAAACATAGAATTGAGAATCGTGGAAAAGAAGATTTAGTTTTTATAGAAGTTCAGACAGGTGAATATTTTGGCGAGGATGATATTGTTCGCTATGAAGATTCATATGGTCGGGCATAAAAAGGAGAAATAAAATGAAAATGAAATTATCGGATCAAGCACAAGGTGCACTTATGATGGCACTCCAGAAGTGCTTAATGGAGCAAGAGGACATTGTACCCATTCTAGGGGGACTAGTTCTGGTTGCAGACGGAGAGGGAAACTTATTTGTTGAGAATCCTCCGACTTTTGAGATGATATCCGAGGATGCCTAAATATACTTATCACTGCGAAGAGTGTGAAAATTATTACGGCATCACCCATTCTATGAGTGAAAGGGCAGACTTTTTCTGCGCGGAATGCAGCGGATCCTTGTCTAAGGTTCCATCTGTGCCACTATCTCTTGTCCCGAAAAAGGACATCGCCAAGACAGGGGAAGTGGTGAAGTCTTCAATTGAAGAATTCAGAAGAGATCTCAGAGAGCAGAGAAACCAGGCGCTAAAAAAGGAGGTATGAAGTATGATTTATGCTGTGTTGGCATTTTCAGTTATGCTGAATGCTTTATTGATATGGTTTGGGTATAAACTGATAAGAAAATCCCTTTCTTATTCTGAAAACATTTACTTTCTCATGGATGACATGGACAGTTTTGTTGCCCACCTAGAAGCAATATACGAACTGACTACTTTTTATGGCGACGAGACACTACAGAGTCTCATCCTTCACTCTAAAAGATTGAGGGAAGGCATAGAAGAGTTCAGGCAAAATTCCGCCCTAGAGATAGGCGACGGCGAAGAGGAAATGACAGATGAAGAGAAAGAGGAAGAGGAGAGGTCGTAGGGGCGGAACGAAAGCTTATTTTACTAAAATACACCAAAATGCAATTGTAAAGTATGCTACCACCGCCGACCCGCAGGAAAGAGAGTTTTTATATATAAATTATATTGGACCAGTGTTTGACGAGATGGTTGACAAAATAGTTTATACATATAAATTTACCAACTTGCCAAATATCGATGATCTAAAGTCAGAGTGTAAAATCTGGCTAACTACTATTTTGAATAAATTTGATCCAGATAAAGGATCAAAGGCGTTTAGTTATTTTAGTGTAATAACAAAAAATTGGTTCATCCACAAAGTAAAGTATAACGCCAATCGAGCTAGCAAAGAAATTAACTTTGAGGACAATGAGTTCTCCAAGGAAATGAGCGCTCTCGTCTCTATAAACACTTATGTGCAAGATAGAGAAAAGCATGAATTTTGGGTATCCCTAAACCAGCAAATCGATATTTGGGAGGAAGATTCAGCAAAACCAAACGAAAAGAGGGTTGCGCAAGCGATTAAAATAATCCTATCAGAACCGGATGCGATAGAAATTTTTAATAAAAAAGCTATTTACTTATATCTAAGAGAGATAACAGGGTTGAACACAAAGCAAATTGTCAATAGTCTAAACAAGATAAGAGCAAAGTATAAAACATTTAAAATTGACTGGGATTCGGAATGAGCGATAAATTCACAAAACATTTAGAAGAGGCGATTACCAACATTCACGATGATCGGAAGATCGCAACCGAATTGTTGAGAGATGTCTCGGAATATATCGGGAAGAACAAAGAGAGGCACAAGGACGTGGGGCAAGTAGCGGCAAAGTATCTGGAGACACTTCAGAGATCTAACGAACAATTAGTCAAGCTAACTGGGATGCTACAGAAGATAGTGAAAGACGATTACGGAGCGCTATCCAAGGTGGATACAGATGAAATATTTGAATCTTTGGAGGGTACCGACTAATGACCGAGAGGACTGCAACTGTACCAGCAGGACTTATTAATCCTCCCAGGATTAGAGACCAGCAAAGGAAGTACAACGAGGAAGAAGATGAACCGCTAGCGACAATAGCAGTTAACGCTTACGAGTCTACGTATGGAGCGCCCAAAGAAGATAGGAGTTTCTGGAAGGCAGTTGTGATGCGCGTTGACAGATATGAAGAAGGTGTCGCGTATGTCAAGGCGCGCATACCAGAAGTGGACGCTGCGATACCAGAACCGGTAGAGTGGGTTTCGCCAAAGATAAAATCTTGTTCGCACTACCTAATAGACATGCACCGCACCTACGTTGGGCAATCTGATACTGCGCCCACCATTGGACAGATAATAGTCGTGAACATCGACAGCGCAATATATAGCAGCAAAAGCGGCAAGATTATGGGATTGACCGATAAATATGTAACCCGCGGAATAAAGAGCACAAAAATCACAAGCGGCGCGAAGACAGCAGCGGAAGCACCACAGGTCGATGCAGCGTTCCCTCCTACACCAGGAGATGGGATTGGGTCAGGAGAAAGAAACGCAGCATCTCAAGTGCCAACTAGTGCGCCAGCGTCTAGTCCTGCTTCCGCTTCTAGGGTACCTCGATGACGAGATGCCAGGAGGACCTGACTCCCGCTCAAATCAGGCATCAAAAATTACTAAAAAGAATAGATGGAATTGGATTTCTTTATCCCGAATTCGCAGATCTAATTTATGATCTAAAGTTGGTCATAAGGCAGCACCAGATGCCATTCAAAATATACGAGACATATAGGACACCACTCAGACAAAAGAAGTTAATTTCTTTGGGTCTCTCAAAGATGCACGACCCAATGAAGAGCAAACACGTGCACGGTTTAGCGGTTGACTTCTTAATAGATCATAGAGCGATCAGAACTTTGAAAAAGAGCAGAATTGATAAAGTTACCAGTCCGGACATCAATCAGAGTGCCCACAGCAAGAAAGACGAGTATGCGGGAGTCTATAACATCGGAGTAAATATGTTGCAAACAAGCGAATCCCTGCCGCGGACAAAGGTACTGGATCAGGTAGTGCTTGATTTTTGGAATTATTTGGGTAAAATCATTGAAAGGCAATTTCCAGACTTGGTATGGGGCGGAAATTTTAATATGGAACCTGGACAGTTGATAGGCACAGATCCCCCGCATGTTGAGTATCGCTGGGCGGATAAACTGATATCTCAAAAGAAGACTCTCTCTGTGCTGAGAGAGTCCGGAAATCCAGGATTGGAGGACGTTGAAAAATGACTATAAAAAAGGGTGTAGATCCAAATCCAAACACGACAAAAGTCGTAGACGAACTGCCCCCAGATCGTTCTGTTTTCGTCAAGGGAGTTGGAGGAATGGTTTCTACCGAAACCATTCCCATGTATATATCCAATCAAAGAGAGACAATAGTTGGAGACAACAGGAAGGTTAATGCCCAAGTTGTTTTGGGGGTCGATAGACCGGGAAGCAGGTTCAGTGGGTACGGCGGCATGGGACACACGCAGTGCTCATCTATCGATATCGTTGTTGGCCGAATGGGTCCGAACCCAAAGCACGTATATGTTGACCCCAACTTCACTACCGACGCCGCACGAATCTATGTCAGTCAGAAGACGGACGTTGATGAAAACTTTAAAATAAAAGCAGGTGTCGTCGGGCAAGCGCCATCCAAATCCGCGGTGGTGCTGAAGGCGGACGGCGTGCGATTGGTAGCGAGAGAGGGGATAAAGTTAGTAACGGGGGTTGACAAGAAGAATTCACAAGGGGGCGATATTGTTTCCATCGGCGGCATAGACTTGATAGCAGGAAATTATGACGAGGATATGCAACCCTTCGTAAAGGGAAACAACTTATCTTTGGCCTTGGGGAGAATAGTAGATCACATAAGTCAACTAAACGGAATTGTAGATCACCTGCTAACCACTCAGATGAATTTCAACGAAAGTCTTACACACCATTTTCACTATTCTCCATGGTACGGGAATCCCACTACCCCATCAGATGCGGTGGTCGGAAAAGGCATAAAAACTATGATCGATTTCCTGCAAGAAACTAAAAGATCTCTTATCACGAACAAAACTAATTTAGTTAATTTTAAACAAACTTATCTTGTCTCGTCGGGAGAGAAGTACATTAACAGTAGATGGAATCATACCAACTAGAGAAACCAAAGAATGTCATTTAGGAATATAGGATATAAAAGCATCGATGCTAAAGTAGTTCCTGATTGGGCACTTCAGTCCAAGAGGGAGCCGGTGATGGACCGGCGCGCCGTAGCATATGGGTGGATTATTGAGGGGGATTTCGGGATAACCCAGATAATGACTACCGATAGTTCTGGAAACAAAGTTATCGATCAGGCAGCAATGGGACCAATCCGTGACGCCGCTATAGAAAAGTTGTTTGAATTCTATAATAAATATTACACTGCCAGAAATTTACAAATAGCGAAAAGCAATACATGGGTTGAAGATGTGAGGGTGCCTATACGACCCGGATCCGGATTGCTATCCTATGTCTTGGTGGATGCACGAGCTTTCGACAACATTAGTGAGAAGGGCAAATATACTTTACAAATAGTTTCCGAGGGGTCAACCTTACATACTTTAGCAGAAGACTATATAGGATATTTTCATGTCAATGATTCCACCGAAATGGGTCACCGAGCGCGCATCGCTGAAATTTTACGAGCGAACAACGTAGATATAGAGACCGCGGATGAAAAATCGATAGAGGCGTGGATATCTAGCGTAAACCAGAACTCATCACTCAAGACAAGTTTTGAGGAAGGGGCAAAGATATACCTGCCTATAATTTCTATTCCAGAACCTCCGAATCCTGCGTTTGTAATCTCTATGGAAGTTGGAGAAATAACAGATACTATCACTAGAGCAAATATTAATTTAGCAGCATATAAGAAAAAAATTGATAATTTTGAAGCAGCGTTTGGAAAGGTGGAAAATCTAGACCTTCAAGTTCAGATCGACACCCTCGCAGAATTTTACCCGTCAGTCGTCAATCACATAGTCCTGAACGATATTGAGTTGAAGAATGTGATAGAAGATGATATTAATATATTTCTGAATGAAGACTATGAAGTAATTTATGTATATATCGATAAGGCGGGAGAGAAGTTTCCTCTTCTCAAGGGCATGCCGCTACTATCGAACGCGCCTCCATTTAATAACTTGCGCTCGATGGCACTTCTATCCAAAATAAAAGATGTATCCAATATCGGCACCAACACTATTCTAAAAATTCAAAATCAGGAATTCTATGCGCCCAATATACCATGGGAAGATTTCGTAGAAAGATATATTGTTCCTCCCGTTATAATAAAGAATTCCGATCCATCAAAATTATTTGATCAGTTGCTGGAAACCAATTCGGTTGTAGCGGGTCTTGTTCAGAAGTTTAGCAAAGCTTCCTACAAGACGAGAGAAGAGGTGGAAAAGGAAGATGAGGTTCTGGCAAACCCGGATATTATTGGAGCAGCGGTTGCACAAGAAGAAAAATCTTCCACAGCAGCGGGCGACATTGTTATAAGTAATCTGTCTGCGATATCGAAAAGAATAGCATCCGGCGCTAAAGCATCAGGCACTCGTGTTCTAGATGGCACATACACTGAAATTTTGAATCGCATTCCAGTAGATCAACTCATAAAGCAAACAATTGATTGCCTCAAGAGCTTACTTACTTGCAGGGAGATGATTGAAGGCATTTTAGATAAGAACATATTGTTGGGATATGGAACATTCAAGACTAAGTTGCCAGCAGATAAATCATTTCTAGCAGATCGTGCATTGCAAGTAGCGCAGACAGGTCAGTTTATTATTGATGGGGTAGATTATTCGGAAGTTGATATACCGAAAAACAATACCGAAGGGTTGAAGTTTCTGGCAGTTCTTGAATTGGCTCTGAGAAAAGAAGGGTTCGATAACTTTGATCGAGTATTGGACGAAGTGTGCTCTACAATTGAAAATCCTCCCGTTGATAAACTGAAAAATATTTTCAAGATTCCAACAGTGTTATTCCCGGATGATTTACCTGTCGTAGATCTTCAATCTGCTATTGCAACAATGCTGGAAGCAGCGATAATTGAGTTGCTGACGGGACTAATTGTCGGCATGATCCAAGCGATTTTAGATCAGATTCTTTGGTTTTGCAAGGAAGAAACGGAAGAGACTCCGGAAGATACATCTCACGGCGATGCCGACCTGCTGGATGCAATAGCGAATAAGGTTGGGGCAGGCAGCATTACAGAACTTTTGGCAGACTTCTATGATTCTATGGGGGATTATCCTCCAACGGCATCTCCAACGGCACAACCGCCAGCAACTAATCCTTCTGCCGGCGAAGGAGGCGTCTGTACGCTTCCAGACGGAACTGTCGCCGCCCTGAACGAGAGCGACTGTGTTGCCGCCGGCGGTTCATGGGTTTCCGCCGGATCTGGCGGCAATGGCGCAGGCGACGGGTTTATAGATATAGGAACTAAGTTGTCAGATGACGAGATCCTAAAAGATGTCGCCAGAAAGTGCTCTCTAATCAAGAGATTGCTGGCAGATTTATCAGCAATACTAACTCCGGCAGAATTATCGGCACTCTTCAATGGGACATCCAGTCCAGTTGTTTTGGACACCATAGTGGATGTTATACGCATACGACACACGGAACTGTATGAGAAAGTCAATACCCGAGAGGGCGTAGTAGTCATGTTTGGCACTCTTGAGAAATTAGTTGATGTATCCGCCATTTTGGCGCAAATAACTACTATTAGTCGAGGACTGGGATGTACCTTTGAGAGCAAGTGCGTGAGGGATGAACTAAAGAAAGATACCTTCCCGGGCGACGTGCCCCCAGACGATACAATAGACAGGATAATAGATTTACTAGACAATCCTACCGAACTGGATATCCCTACTACTTTTTGCGAGGAAAAGGGCAGCACTATTGACAACGGATTGATACCGAAGGATAGCGCCTCTCTTCTCTTTTTAGTAAAGAAAGTTGTTGGCGTCATGTACGATGGCATATATATGGCATATGATTCAGAGGCGCTTAGGATTCCCGACGGCATGGATGTGCCATATGAAAGAAAGAAGTCTGTTCCTCGCACAACAAAGCAGGGAGCAAAGATAGATTTTGATATATTCAATTGGTTTAAAATGCAGGAAGAAACATTTACCATTGAGTTCCCAGAATGGCTCCCTAAGAGAACCGTGATAAATCCAGAATTTCAAAGACTAGTCGCGCAAGGATATGTTCCTCCAGACGGAGATCCGCAAGGCAAGTATGGTCCCTATACAACGGAAAAGATAAAAGTAGCAGGCATACTTCCCACTCCGTTCAATTCGTTTCCGCTGGATGCCGTTACTGTTCCAGAAAAGTTTTTTAGGTTTGCTGCGGACTCTAAATATGGTTTGAAAAACATAAATAGATTAAGGGTAGGTACTGACTCTGGAGATGACAGTATGTATTTTGCCCTAACCGAACCCTATAAAGAGGGGGGAACTTTCAAACCTAGCACTTTTTCATTAAAATTTTCTCTCGCACCAGCAAAAGACAGCAATGATTATAAGAATACTTTCTTGTTGCAAATAGGAGATATTCCTGTTGATCCAAGCACTATTCCAATTGGCGGCGGAGCAAATCTTCCACCTGGACAAGTCACTCCCAGCATCAGTTTTGGACCCTTCGAGTCCGCAATTTACAGAAGTCGTTTGGCAGGCGTCACGTCGGTAGACAGTCGGGCAGAGAGGATCATAGGTCTACTTCAAGAAAAGACAGGCAACAAGTTAATAACGCCCGGAGGCATCCCACAAACTGATGTTTTGTATGGTTTCACTGACAGCGTTTGTCGGACTGCGATGTCATCAGTTCCTACAGAATTAAAAGATTTTGTCTATAAAAAAATGTATGGTGATTTGCTGACGCAGATGGTAAATGGCATAGGAAGCGAGATACTAGATACTCCCCTCTTCAAGAGAACGAAGACGGATAAGACGCCGTATATCAAGATTGTTGATTGGGCACCATCACCAACAGGCGAAGAGGAGAGAGAATGTGATTTTGATCCCCATATTCTAGCGCTTGATACTGTCAAGAAGAGGACAAGGGAAGCGTATGAGCAATATATCAAATGCTCTCCCCTTGAAGATGAGATAGCGGTTGATGGACTTGGTAGAACCGGACTGTCTGCTCTAGAGGCAGCAGGAATGACTGGATGTGTAATGACCACAATACGCGCGTATGCTCTTGAGCAATTGCTGCGCGCAATGTATCCGGTTTCTGTTTTCGCAGGAGAAGAGTTTATCAACAAACTGATGGTGGAATATATCATAGAAGAGACGCTGAGAGGAATCAAGAGATTTGGTCAAGCTTACTATGATTCATTCCTGAATCAAGTAGAAGTTATTTTCAAGTTGAGGATGAAACCGTTTTGTCCCTTCGGATCCGTGCCGGATATAATAGAGCAGAGTTCGGAGATAGGAATCAATTGGATGTATGCCGATGCCGCAATTCAAGAATTCAATGGACGACCATCGGGAGAAGAAGTGAGGATGGAGGAGTTCGACTCTGTAAACGCAGCGAATGTCTCTTGTGAGTCTCCAGACCCGGGATCTGTAAATACCTCTACCACCGTCCGGAGCGCCAAGGAGCAGATAGTTCGCAGTCGTATAAGGTTTCTTGCCGAAGAGCAACTTTATTCTTTGATGCCGAAGTTACAAGATCTGATTTGCCTTAAGGGAACTCTCACTTTTGATGACAACTTGTTGAATCGAAGGGTACCATTGTTTGATATACAAAGAGAAAAGGGCGAGCCTAGGTTTTCGAAAAAGTTTCGAAGTTTGAGAAATTTAGAGGAGGTGGAACTACAGAGACAATACGGAGAATACCTTAAAGAGTTCGCAGAATGGGAGGATAACCGACTCGCCAACCTTCTCGGATCTTCGGTTGACGGGATTGTTGAGATAGCAAACACGGTTGGTGTTGGCGTTGAGTGTTTGGTGGGCGCCTTTACGGGCGCCGCCGACGAAACGGCGCAGCCTGAAGACGGTGACGAGGGGTTCTTTGAAGGATTATTTGACGATGCAACAGAATTCGCGGAAGATGTATCGGGCGTCGCACTACCGAGTTTCGGCGCCCTTGAGGGATGCGTTGACAATGCAGTTGCCGGCAGTCCAGACGCCGCAGGTCTTATTGGTACCGCCGAAAAGGCACTGAATGTCATAGCAGACACGCCTCCGGTTGTGGGGGATTTCGGAACTGGCGTCGAGGAAGGGACAATAGACGAGATCGATAATCTTTCTACTTTTACTCGCGGAGATACGAAGGGAAGGTTTCCTCTTTCCGAAGAAAATGGCGCCCTTGTTTTTGAAAAGTATATTAAAGTGAAGAGAAAGAGCAGTGGTGCAAATACAGATCTGTTAGATCTCGACAGCGGCATAGACTCGCAGGCGACAGATATAATAGGCGCCACTTCTGGAGATGCGGAGGACTCTGCGCTATTAGACAGGACTGAGAATGTTGGATCTTCTCAAATGGTGACAAGTTTTCGTAAGAAAACCGCGTCCGGACTTGGCATTTCACAAATTTTGTGTCCGAGGGAGGTCTTAGATTCTTCAGCGCGCACTGATTCCCCGTTTCAGCAGACAGGAGATTCTTCGGCAATTGCGTCTTTGATTCCGAGCATTAACGTTGAACTAGAGCAGATATATAATATAGAAGAGTGGCAAGATGAGTTTAACGAGATTTCAGAGCAAAACCCAAATGCCAAATTTGAAGATCTATATGATTCCTGGTCTTTCGGGGTTAGGATGGTTTACGTCGCACCTACTAATGATTTCGAGGAAGTTCCAGAAAATTCAGATCCGGGTGTCGCCTCGCGAACAGTAAAGGTGCCTGGATTGCCGGGCACAGATCCAAATCCTGTAAGTTTTCTCTTTAATGGGCTTGCCGTCAATGCTAGCAGAAGTTTTAGGCAATATGAGAGAATAGAAGTTGAACGGAAAGAGCAGGCAGAATTTTATAAATATCCGGGACAGTTGGCGTATGAGGCAGGCATCCAGGATGGCATTATCAGCGGACCAGAGAGGACCGCTCTCGATACCGCTCTCGGAAAGATAAAGACTTTCGATCCGAACAATCCGGATGCAGTGGTGAAAGCAGGCGAATCAATTCAGTCCTTGACCAATGCGCTGAATGATGACGGATTTCAGATACAACCTTTTCCGAAGCGAGACGGAATAATGTCTGCGCAAATGATGAACGATCAGATTAATGCTGCCCAAGCATTCAGTAAGATTCAAATGGAGAGGTCCCTCACACTGCTTCCGATGTCTGAAGTTGAGATTCCAATTACAGTTAGCGGCGACACGAAACTTTCCGACGTATATAGTTCGATAGGAGTCGGACGACGAAAGAGAAATAAGGATTTACAAGAAATGTGGTCGCGCGAATTCATGAGCAGATTGATGAACTCTATGAAGACATCGCCTGGATATAACCTTATCTTCAAGTATTGTACACCGTCCAATACATTGCTTTCGTTTTCTTCTATATATGCCAACTTGCTCAATGAGATGTCAGAGACTTTCTTTGATGGAACAAAGGCAGAACTTAAGAAGTTGTTTGAAACTCTTTTGAACGGCGGCGACTATACTTTTGAGAATGAGGAAGAGAGAAAGAGGGGAGGAAACAGAGAACAAAATGCGCATGCACAGAGCAACATGAGCACAGATGGTAGCGCGCGCAAACCTGGATTGTTTGACTTGGCAGTTCAGACTCCTAAACTTATCTTCAAGGGATTGGCAGAATTTCTTGATCCTGTAATTGCTCCTGCCGCCGTCATTGTGAAGGCAGGAAAAGCAGGTAAGTTGTTGCCTAAGTTTATGAAAAAATTAGATGAAAATGGAGAGGAAACAGAAGAGAACTTTTTACTAAAAATAACTTTAGGACCATACGATCTTCCGCCACCCATGGGCAAATTTTCCATACCTCTTCCGGACTTTCTGCAACCACCAGACTATGTGGAACCGCAACCCGGGTTGTCAGACGATCCGTCTGAAAATATAACTTTTGAGTTGCCTATCTTCTCCTTCAATGATGCCATCACTGGTGAATCTTTGGATCCATTTTTGCGTAATAGTGTTTTCTCACTTCGAACAGGAACAACTTCAGAGAAGGAATTGTATTATGAGTTTTCTAAGGCGGTAGCTAAATTTGATATCGTTACATCCATATCTATAATTACAAAACTTTACCTAGAATCAATGAATGATGATAGTTGTGCCGATACCATGATAAAGGGTCCGAATGGTATACCGATTATTCCCATCCCAGCACCAGTCTGGCCAGGAGATAAACTTGATTTACCAGTCAGTCCCATCGGATTAGCATCTCTGCCGATGGATATGCTATCCGGATATGGTCCCGGACCACCTCACTCTCCATTAGGATACATTTATCATGCGATAGTTGCATCAGAGAGTCTACAATTCCCTGATATTGGCACAAAAGCGCGCCAACGCGAAAAGGTGGGTCTTGAGAACAAGAAAAAGCCCGAAGAAAAACTATGTATAGATATAGATCTGATTCGTGATGAAGAAGACAAGAGAAGGGGGTAAAGTATGGCTGGGTTCTCACCTTCGTTGCCACTTAGGAAAGACGACTCGTATGGGTACGCTCTAACGACGAGCATGATACAGGTTGTCAAGCAGAATTTTAAGAATCTCGTCCTCACAAACCCCGGGGAGAGAATGATGATTCCTGACTTTGGGGTGGGCATCAAGAGGTTCCTGTTCGAGATGAACGGCGAGTCTACTTACGGGTCCATAAGATCTGCCATTGCCACCCAGGTAAGCAAGTATATGCCGTTCATCAAAGTAATAGATGTGCAATTTAATGTGGATCAGTTTAGTGCACCCGAGAATCTTAATGTTGCTATAATATATGATATACAACCATTGGATCTCACTGATATACTAGAATTGACTATAGAGTCATAAATGCGGGAGAGTTTATAAAATGCCAGATGGAAAAAAGATAGCAATCAATTATACGAGCAGAGATTTCGATACAATCAAGAAAGATTTAATTAATTATGCTAAAACATATTATGCGAATACATATCAGGATTTTAGCGAGGCAGGGTTTGGATCTCTCATGATGGATACTGTCTCGTATGTGGGAGACATTCTATCTTTTTATGTAGACTATCAGGCAAACGAAAGTTATTTGTCCACCGCCCTAGAATATCAAAACATCATAAAGTTGGCGAGACAAAATGGATATAAGATGAACGTCTCCCCATCCTCTTATGGAATGGCGTCTTTTTACATCCAAATACCATCAGATACGATTGGAAGTTCCCCCAACCGAGCATATATACCAGTCTTGAAACGTGGTTCTCAGTTTTCTACTGTTTCTGGCATCGGATTTGTTCTGAACGAAGATGTAGATTTTTCTAAGACAGAAAATAAGACGGTGGTCTCTCAAGTTGATGAATCGACGGGGTTGCCAACCTTCTATGCTATCCAAGCATTTGGACAAGTTGTATCAGGAAGATACGCGGAAATTACATTTCCTGTGGGAGACTTCCAGAAATTTTTGAAGCTTCAAATGCCAGGTACGGGCATATGTGATATAATCTCGGTGCAAGATTCCGAAGGCAATGAGTATTTCGAAGTAGAGAACCTAACACAGAACACCATCTACAGGTCCATAACCAATACTGATACTGATGATTTGGAGCGCACACCGTCTCTCATACAACCAACTGTTGTTTCTAGGAGGTTTGTTGTAGAGCGCGAAGGAAACTCTGTCTTTCTGCAATTTGGAGCAGGAGATGAGTCGAGCGATATTAGTTCTGCGTTCACAGAACCCGGATCCGTTGTTTTGTTTCAGAACGGGAAAGACTATGTTAGCGACTCTTCTATAGATCCTACTAGGTTGCTGGATTCAAACAAATTGGGAGTGGCACCATCCAATACTTCTATTCGAGTAGTATATCGCGTCAACACTGCCGCCTCAGTCAATGCCTCTGCAACTAGTCTAACGACAGTGAACAAGGCAGAACTTTCTTTTGAAAATATAACAGACTTATCCCCCACTACCGTCCAGTCTGTTCTGAACTCTATCGAGATATCGAATGAGTTGCCCATTGTGGGAGATATAACTGCCCCTTCATCAGAAGAAATCAGGCAACGCGCTGGATCAGTCTTTGCGTCCCAAAACAGGGCGGTCACGAGACAGGACTATTTGACACTAATATATGCGATGCCAGAGAGGTTTGGAGTAGTCAAGAAGGCGAATGTGATACAAGATAGTAAGTCTTTTAAGCGAAACCTAAACGCCTACATAATTTCTGAAGATCAGAATGGACACTTGGTGCAGTCTAATGATTCCCTAAAAAACAATCTGAAGACATGGTTGAATAAAAATAGAATGATTACTGATTCTGTTGATATTCTAGACGCCAAGATTGTTAATTTTGGAATTGAATTTGAAGCGGTAGGAAAAATGAATCAAGATAACTCAGATGTCTTATCCGAGTCCGTCGATGCCCTGAGAGAAAAGTTTAGTAAATTTTATGATATTTCAGAGAATTTTTATATTTCCGACATCTATTCTACTCTCAAGGAAGTGGGAGGAATTCTAGATGTAATAAGTGCGAAAATAGTTCTAAAGATCGGCGGAAATTATTCAAATACTTTTTTCGACTTCCAAAAAGAACTATCTGCTGACGGCAGGATGCTCAAGGTACCCCAGAATGTGGTGCTCGAACTAAAATATCCTAACGTAGATATCAAAGGAGTTATTAGGTAATGGCGATCAAGAGGTACGTAGCGGACGCAGATAACACTATTACAAACGCTTTCCAGGAGAATTTGTCCACCAGAGGTACAGGTTCTAACATGGGAGAGTCGGATATTCTTGAGACTTTCTATGTTTTTGCACAAGCAAATTCATCCTCTCAAGAGTTGAGTCGTATCCTGGTCAAGTTTCCCGTAGATACTATCATCTCAGATCGTGCTAGCGACTCCATACCTGCTTCTGGAAGTGTCAGTTTTTATTTAAAGATGTCTAACGCTCCACACTCACAGACTCTACCTACAAAATTCACCCTAACAGTTGCTCCGATTTCTCGCTCTTGGGAGGAGGGGTATGGTCTAGATATGGAAGGTTATACTGATTTGGGATTATCCAATTGGGGATCGGCATCAGTTTCTTCTTCAGGCGATGACGGAGGATGGGTTACTCCAGGCGGAGACTACCTCTCATCTCCCGTCTCGTCTCAGTATTTTTCGAATGGAACAGAGGATTTGGAAGTTGACATAACATCCCTAACGGAAGAGTGGATATCCGGCACAATATCCAATTATGGTGCCGGCATACACCTTACATCTAGTGAGGAGACTGGAGATCGAAGTTTTTATACTAAGATGTTTTTCGCTAGAGGAAGCGAATTTTTCTACAAGAGACCCTATCTCGAAGCGCGCTGGAATCCTGCAATAACAGATGACAGGAATGATTTTGTCTTGAGCAGTTCTCTTCTGCCGGCAGAAAATAATCTAAATAAAATTTATCTCTATAATAAGTTTAGGGGTACGCTGGTTAACATACCAGGCGCCGGCACTGGCAGCATTTTTGTAAGCATGTATTCTGGCACAACCGCACCGGCAGGATCTAGACTCCCCCTACAGGGAGGAGATTATGTTGTGACGGGCGGGTATGTAAGCACCGGCATTTACTCTGCTTCTGTTGCAATGGGAACAAACATAGATCAAGTGTTTGATGTGTGGCATAACGATTCAGGATCTACTCCGACTGAATTCTATACTGGCAGTGCCATCGTTGTTCGGGATCATACAGCATCTCCTACGGGCGCCCCAGGAGAATATATTATTAAAATTACAAATTTGAAATCTACTTACTCGACCCAGGAGAATCCCCGGTTTCAGATGTATGCTAGATCGAAAGATTGGTCTCCGACGGTATATACGATTGCCTCTAGTCAAATTGAGAATACTACAATTAATAACATGTATTATAGACTAAACCGTGTTGCAGACAATTATGAAGTGATACCATATGGAACTGGAAGCGTACAATATACGAAATTATCCTATGACGAGACAGGGAACTATTTTGATTTTGATATGTCATTGCTTGAACCAGGATATGAATATGTTTTCAATTTTGTGGTTTTAGAATACGGCGAATATCATGAGCAGTCAGAATCATTTAAGTTTAGAGTAGAGTGATATGGGAATTAAAGATTTATTCAATAGCGACGCCGACGCCAAGATAGTATCTCTTACGGACAAGACGGACGCGGCGGAAAATATAGAATCTCCAGAATATTATTCTGCGAGAATAGTGCAGAAGAATAAGTTCGAACCACATATTGACTATTCTTCTGCCTCTAACTTTGCCAAGTTTGGTTCCGCTGAAAAATATTATACGGATACAATTTCCAACATCTATACATACTACCCCTTCGACGGTTCTTTCTTCGAAAGAACAGCGTGGGAAGTTAGCGCTTCGGGAATTCAAAAATATGTTTTTGAAAATGAATACCCAAGGACAAACGGATATATAGACTTTTCTTATGGAGGGTGGGGATCTGTTGCATTTACGCAAAACTTTCTTTCTGACACCCCGACAACAGCCTTTAAATACCCGAGTTCCCTAGAGTATATTACAGTCCATGGTGGTCCCAATAAAGATCCCACATCTGCTGGCAAACCCCTATCAAGCATCTTTGAAAACTCTAGTTCTAATTTCTATGATCCGACTGAAAATAGAGAATCTAATTTGGAGTTTGCAAATCCAGGAAATACCGTTGAATGGTGGATGAAGAAAGAAGAATGGAATACTGACGGTACAAAAAACTGGCAGGAAACTGTTTTTGATTTGTGGGCAAGCGGTACTACAATATCAGATCCGCAATATGGTAGATTTTGCATTACCCTCAACAGTTGCTCGTTGGGTTCTAGTCCTTATTCTCCAATTTATCTCACGTATGTATCAGGAGGATTTGCAGACGGAATTAGTGCGGGATTCAGCGGTTCTGACGCGCCAACTACGGCATCTATAGCGGACGGCGAATGGCATCACTATGCCGTTAGTGTGGATGCCACCGCGGGAAAAGCAGAACTATATGTTGACGGAGTGTACAAAGATTATGTACAGGGCGCGCCAATTAGCGAAGTAACAGGCGCACTGATCGCGAATGTTGGTTCTTACTATAATTCTGTCAGTGATCGCGGTACAACCTTTCTTGGTGCCGGCGCTTCTCAAGTGGGATGGTCAAAACTATCTGCATCCTTGGATGAATTTAGATTCTGGAAGGTTGCAAGAACCGATAAGCAAATAGGAATTAACTGGTTTACTCAGGTCGGCGGCGGCACAAACCAGGATGATGCGAACACTGATCTTGGCGTATATTACAAATTCAATGAAGGTATCACCCAGACGGCATCTGTAGATTCCGCCATTTTGGATTACTCTGGCAGGTTTTCTGACGGAACATGGACTGGGTATACTGTGGGTGCCAGGAATACTGGTTCTGCGATGGTGCTGTCTAATGCCGCAAAAAGCGAATTTAAAGATCCAATTATTTATTCTTTCCACCCAGATGTAGTATCTCTGTTGGATGAAAAACAGAAGTTGGGAAAAGAATATGATTATCAAAATGCCTCTTCAATATACCATAGCATCCCTGATTGGATCATCAATGAAGATGATGGAAATCTCTCAAACTTGACGCAAATCATATCTAGTTTTTTCGACTCTATGCAATTGAAAATACAAAACTTATCGACCCTCAAGGATGTCGAATATCTAAGTTCCTCTGTGAAACCGTACCCTTTCACAAGCACCGCACTAGAGTCTTTGGGGTTTCAAACTCCAAGTCTTTTTATACAGTCAGATGTCATGGAGGCAATTGCATCTCGAAATGATGTTGAAGAGTTTGAAGAGCAAATTTATAACACAAAGAATCTTATTTATCAAAACATCTACAATAATCTTGTTTACATCTACAACACCAAAGGAACAATGAAGTCTTTTAGAAATCTTCTTCGGTGTTACGGAATTGACGAAGAACTAGTGCGCGTGAATCTGTATGTAGATGGTCAGACATTTAGGATACAGGATGATTACAAACTACATGCATTGGAGAAGAAGTTTGTAAACTTTGCAAATACTGACAGGTTCAACGGCACAGTCTATATGACCTCTTCCAATTCAACCGAGTTGGACTATTTTCCTGGCAGCACATTCAATCATCCCATCACTTTCGAAACTCAAGTGGTGGTACCATCAAAGTTTCCCATAGATTCCGATCTTTGGTTCGAGACTCCGTTTGTGTCTGCTTCCCTGTTTGGTCAGCATGAGGTTAGTAGCGCGGATACATACACTTGGGCATCTGGCGATGACAACAATTTTCAAGTATATTTGGTAAAAGAGCAAGTAGGATCTAATAATGCCAAGTTTGTTCTTGAGAGTGTCGGCGGGTCACCCTTCTCTTCCCTGGAGAGTCCTTTCTATAAGGATGTGTATGACAACACAAATTGGAATATATCTGTAAAGATAAGTCCCGAGTATGCCCTTCATGATACAGGCAGCGCCCCACTAACAGGGAGCGGAATTTTAGAGTTTCAGGGAGTCCAGACTGAGGGGGATTTTGTACGCAACGAGTTCATTCTTACTGCATCCATATCTAATCCTGTCTTAACGGGATTTGTACAGAATCCATCGAAGTTTTACGCCGGCGCACACTATACTAATTTTACTGGTTCTATCCTCAAGCAAACAGACGTAAAGATAACGAACAACCGCGTGTGGCATAGTTATCTCGGACCAGAAGTTATCAGGGTTCACGCCAAAGATAGTACAAACTATGGTACAAAGAATCCGTATGTAGATGCTTTCGCCGGTTACGAGGAGATAACTTCTCCTATACCTGAGATAGAAACTCTCGCTATGTCATGGGGATATGATACCCTCAGCAGTTCGGACGGAGGATCCGGTCCTGGGTATACAGCAGGTTTTTCGGTACCAGATTTGCATACATCTTCTGCGGACAGAGATTATGGATTGCTAGCGCCTATATTGACCTCATCTCATCCAGGTAGGGGCGATTTCTTTTTGGCAAACGATACGGATGTTATTCAGAAGGAATATCTTTCTAACGCCAAACTTCAGGGACCGGAGACAGTGCAGTCTGACGACCTTGTTGAAATTATTAGCAACGCAGAGGACGAGATATTTACTCGCGAATCGCGCCCACTAGATTATGTATACGCCATCGAAAAAGGGATGCAGCAGGTTATATCAGACGAGATGATAAGTGTGTTCGGTTCAATAGTGGATTTCAATAATCTAATCGGCGCACCAGTTAATCGATATCGAAGAAGTTATGACGAGATGGATAAGTTGAAGGAAATATTCTTTAGCAGAATCAAGAATACTCCTAGTCTCATAAAGTATGTAGAATTTTATAAGTGGATAGACGGCGCAATTACTTCCATGATTAGGCAGCTCGTACCAGCAACTGCCAATTTCTCGGATAAAGTATCGACAGTCGTTGAGAGTCACATTCTAGAAAGAAACAAGCATTGGAATAAGTTCCCCACAGTGGAGGTGGAACTAGAACCTCCAGAGGGAGCCGCCCGCGGCATAAATGAAGGTTTATATCCATGGAAGTCTGGACATGCTCCAATTAGCGGGCAGCAAAATATAAATTGTTTTTGGTGGAAAAACAGGGCAATCGGAGGCGAGCCTCCTTTGGACCCGGATCCGAGTTCTATTAGGGCGCCCATCTTTACTGTTGCACATAGTACTTTTGACAGGAAATTTGATTCTCCAATTAGTTTTGCTGCCGACGTGATATATGTTTCTGATGACGATGCCACTAATCCCGGCGCCATTAAAGAAGTAGTCAAGTTTGGATCGGGCGGATTCATTTCTATTTCCAGCACAGACACAGCAATAGTAGATATATTGGAGGGCGATACGATAGGGTGCGACGATGAGTAAGAGGAAAATAAGAGGGTTTTCCAATGCAATTGTTCCAACTGCCGCCGGGGCCCCAGCTTCTACCGACGATTCTGTAATAATTAACTTTGAATTTTCAGGCTGGCCAGGAACAGTCGCCGACCCAATAACGAGTTCAGACTTTACAACTTATAATAACTCAACAACTTCAAGTTACGAGTTCTCAGGTTGGCCAGGAACAGTTGCCAACCCAATAACAAGTTCTGACTTTGCGACTTATAACAACTCAGCAACTGCCAGTTTTGAACTTGGTCCGTGGGAGTTCTCTTTTGGGACAGGCAGCCTCTCAACTCAATACGAGTATGAACAATCTTGGCCAGGCACACTAGACCCAGCATATATTTCAGGAGCATTGGCAACTCAATTCACAGCGAGTCTACACTCTGCTTCAACCACTTATGAGTCCGGTAGTTGGCCAATACCATAAAATGCGGATATATATATTATGGAAAGCAGTAGTTCGCAAATTACAATGGAAACACTATTTATAGATAAGGAAGTATTATTATGGCAACAGGTTTAATTTTATCAAGTTCGGATTTTCAAATTACCACAAATGGGACAGCACCAGCATCCAATTTTAATGGTGGCGAGTATGCTCTAGCGGGGTTGAATTCGTCACTACCAAGCCCCATAACATCTAGCGGAGATTTTTATAGGTTATTTGCGGCTCCAGCGGCGGATGATGCCTACGGAGCTTATTATATTAAACAGTCAGTCGATGGTGGATTATATAGTGGATCAATAAGTACATCTAAAGCATATTCGCTAAGAGCATGGGTTCGACTTTGTGGTTGTAGCAACAATTATGTGACGACCATGGGCGGCGGATTAACAATAATGGGCAGAACCAATGTGCTACATTCTGATGCATCCGCACAGAGGATTTATCAAGCAGGGTATACCCTTCAGTTTAGTGGATATAATGTGAATGACACCAAATTTCAGGATTTCAAACCGGGTCTATCTATTGGTACGGCAAAGACCGATGGAAATTTTGATGTTGCTTTCCCCCCAGTGCAATGCACGGGACCGAACGATGGTGGCACCAGTAAAGCATATGCCCAAGAGACGTGGTATAGAATAAGATTTGATATGGTGCCAGTTGGCAGTGCCGGCGTTACTTTGAATGCCTATACGAGTTCTGCTGGAGATGTTCAGAGCGGAAACGAAGTCTGGGAACAAGTTGGTACCAAATTTGTTGCCGCAGCGGACAGTGTTTATATGGATCCAACAGACCCAGAGAATGCTATGGGGTTCTATTCATGGTGTGACGACGCCGGTCAGGATATTGATTACTTTGCCATCGACCAATTCGAAATATTAGTAGAAGACCTATAACATGAGGAATATAAAATGACACTTATTTTATCAGCAAGCGACTTTCTTTATGTGAATGCTGGCGTCGTCCTCACCGCGCCAGATGCAGCCACTGGAAGTGCTCGCTTACACGCGGATATTGATTCGGCAGCAAAGGGATACAACAGCGGATCACTTCCTAGCAGTTCTTATTGTAGGGAGTATTCTCAAGACTCCGCCCCAACCCCCTCGCGCCCAATTTTTACATCGGTATCAGGTTCTGTCGAGGGCGGAGCATATACTGGGTCTTTTGGAAATAATGCCATCTCCGCGCGCGCCTGGGTTCGCAAAAACGATCCAGGACCCGGATTCGCTATTTTTCTAAAGAACGACTCCCAGATCGGATCGTCCGCTACTGACTTTAAGGGATATGGGGTAGCGTATCCTAGCAATCAAACACATTTACAGATAATAGCCAGACAAGGACCAAGTGGACAAGAGAACAAAGGACCAGAGTTCGAGGTGGCCACCGATGAGTGGCACAGGATAAGGTTGGATTACATTCCAATTGGGTCGATGAAAGATGTGTTGAACTTTTATACTGCGTCAGCTGGTGGCACAAACACGGAAACCTGGGAATTGGTTGATACTATGACAATACTTAGCGGGTCAAGTTGGTACGTGTCTTCTTCAACTCCAGGCATTAATATAGGGTATATGATGGGGAGTGGTCTTACTCTTACCAGACTTGCTTGGATAGACGACTTCGATGTATATGTAACACCAGTAGGATAATAAGAGAGACAAGGAAATGACATGGCAGATTTCAGGATAGCACCATTCAGCATTTATAGCTCGTCAGTAGAGACGGGGTATATATCTGAAATCTCTGCTAGTTTTAGACCGCATATCGATCTAACGAATATGCATGAGGATAGGTACGGTAACTATAGCGATGCCCCAATGCAAGGTCCGTTTACCTACAAGTATGTCGGAGGAAATCAACAGAGGCATGTTCCACTAAATGAGGGAACAGACACTTCTCTGACAAGACCAGAGTTATTTGATATCTATATGAATGGAGGCGTCTTGGAAGTAAGAGGTCCAGATACTGCTGGTGGTGTCGATAGACCCAGAGCACCTTACTTTAGAGATCCAATTGCAAAGCGCCCGCTAAACATAGAAAACATCCAGATGAGAACTGGTTCTACGATAATTGGGAATTATTTAAATGATTATGAGTTCTTGCAAACTGTAGGAAGAACCTCAAATAATAGAGCGTTTGTTGAGGCAGACGGAGTAGGATTTATCGGAGACGCTAGTTTACCATATAGCGGATCGCTTGTAACTCAGTTTGTATCTGGCGCAAGAGATTTCACAACTGGAACTGCGCTACCCGTCTATGATTTGTCTGGCACCAACAAGTCAGTCTTCGTTAATCGTTTTAATGCCCCAGGAGGCACTGACGTGAGTTCTAGGGGCGTTTTGGATACCTATGCCGAAGAGTATGCACCCAACAACGCAATGCCCTGGAGGAACGACTCAGTGCGTTCTGTGCTACGGTCTGATTTGGCGAGACATACACCAAAGGCAACAGATATAACTTGCTCCGCTACGCCCACTCTTTATCACACAGACAATAGAAATACAAGGTATTATAAGCAGACGCCGCCATCCACGTCAATACAGGATCTGGTCACAGTGGGGTTGACTCTTCCGTATGCGATTGCTCTCGATATCCCTGCTGGAAAAATGTATTGGACGGATTATGGCACAAACAAAATTCAAAGAGCAAATTTGTGCGGAACTGGAGTAGAAGATCTGATTACAACAGGGTTGACCAACCCGTTGCCTCTCGCTCTTGATTTATGTGCCGGGAAAATGTATTGGTCAGATATTACCACAAACAAAATTCAAAGGGCAAATTTAGATGGAACCGCCGTGGAAGACATGATACACGACTCTTTGGTTGGTAGTTTGCGCGGACTCGCCCTTGATATATCTGCTGGAAAAATGTATTGGACGGACCTCAACGATAATGTAATACGTACTGCCGGGATGGAAATCCCCGCTTCTGAGACTCCAACGACTC